TTAAATATATTTATATTTTAAATTATAATATATTATATATACTAAAAATATTATAATAATTATTCAATATTATATATTAATAATATTAAATATATTTATATTTTAAATTATAATATATTATATATACTAAAAATATTATATTTATATTATTTTCATTATTAAGTTCGGTTGATTTAAGAATGAATCCGCCCATTCCATAGTATTATATCATAATTCTTGTTAAATTGCAAGACTATAATTGATTACAATTTGATTACAAAGTAACAAAAACCTTGACTTTTTCTGTTAAATTTGATAAAATACTTAAAAGAAAGGGGGCCTGCGAATGAGTAAGTGCCATCGTTGCGATGCTACTTGTAGGTATTTCCCAGCAGAAGCCAGTAAGATTTTAGATGAATATTTTGATGCTTATGGTGTCAAACATAGGGAGTCTATTTTCTCGTGCTGGTATGATGGGCATCGTATTACAAAATATGAAGACTGCGTTAATTACAAACCAAGAAAGGGTAAGGTGTAAGTTTGTCAAAAATTGACCTATTCTATACTTTGAAATTAAACACGTCTGATATTTATGAACAAATTGCAAAAAATGGTTGCGTTGAAACAGACTTTAAAACAGCGAAGAATGCTGGCTGGGTGGTTGCTCTTGGTGATAATCAACTACTAAGATTTATTCGTCAGATTAAGGATAAACCTTTTGATAAAGAAAAGGTTCAAACTCTTTATGATAGGCGCAATATTTTAAAGCAAGACAAGAGTTCTAAGAAGAACGTAAGAGAAATTACAAAGATTCAGAATGAAATCAACGAACTACTATTTGTTCCAGACCTTGTGACAGTTAGAACTGATACTACGCAGAAGGATTATAAGCAGCTATGCAAGACTGGATTCTCTGTTAAATTTAAAGTGAATGATACAGAGTATGTAACAAAATATAAGCGTTTATGTGCTGGTGCTGGTCAGTTAAGAAAGAACTCTGCTAACTTTGTAAATGCAGAAATTTATGACCAGTTACTCAATATTATGCTTTGTGGTCTTGACGCAAAAAGTATAGGCAAGATTAATCTTGCTAAATTTGGAGCTTATCTTGCGCTGTCTACTTCTGCTACTAAAGTTGTTAAAACACCAAGAATCTGTGTTATTGACGATTATGAATATCCTTTAAAAGACCAAGTTGTTGATTGGATTTTCAAAAATGAAAAAGGTGAAGACGATATCAGAGCCGAGAAAATTGATTTTACGATGAACGCTTTTGACGGAGCTGGTATGGTTTGTCCCGAAATGGCTGAGAGATGGCAACAAGACTTAGGTCTGGATTATTTACCATCAAGCTTTATTGTTCGAGCCGCATGGTTTAAAGGCGTTGCAAATTGCTTTGACTTTAGACGTTTTGCTCATGAGGTTGCCCATAAAGACACAATTGTAGACATCTATGGAGTAACATATAATATTGACGACATTGATGTTATAGCAACAAAAAGTCAATTTAAACTGTGGAATAGATACCCTAATTTTCAGATGTATCTAAGTTACTTCAAGAGATACGGTCATGTTTTTGGTATTGCGCGAGTAAACAAGCCAGAAAGTCAATTTGTGACAACTCTTAATTATCAGTATTTGCAAAGTAACAATTTCACAAAGGATTCTATTCAGAAGATTGCGGAACCTACTGTTAATTGGTTAAATAAAACAATGACTTGTGACCCCTTATACACTTATCTTATGATGATTGGTTATCATGAAGGGAATACAGTAGAACAACTTGAAAGAAAGGTGGATTCTTCTTTTGCAAAATGCCTTCTTTACAATATTGATATATTGAATGATGATTATGTTAGCAAAAAAGTAAAGAAACTAATTCAAACAAAGGTTGACCAAGCAAAAATCGGAAAGATTTATGTCGAGGGGTCTTATGACTTTTTGATTCCAGATTTATATGCTATGTGTGAACACGCATTCGGAATGGAAGTTCGTGGTTTACTTCCTGCCAAATGTATGTATTCAAAGCGTTGGGTAGATAAAGAAGCGAAAGTCATAAGTACACAACGTAGTCCTCTTGTTGCTCCTGCTGAGAATCAATTGCTCAATGTTTACTGTGATGATAAATGTAGGGATTGGTTTAGATATATTCAGTGTGGTAACATTTACAGTATTTGGGATTTAACGATTATTAGCCAATCCGATGCGGATTTTGACGGAGATATTGCAATGACCTCAGATAATAAATATCTGGTAGATTCGATTGACCCAACTCTCCCAATTATTACTTATGAAAAACAAAAAGTTAAATCACAAAAAATTAATTTTGATAACTTAGGCTCTTTTGATGTAAAGAGTTTTGATAGTCCAATTGGAGGGATTACAAATCTCGCAAGTAATCTTTATGCTCTAAAAGAATTATTTGATAAAAATTCCAAAGAATATGCAGAGATAGAAAAACGTATTAGAATGCTGCGTTTTTATCAGGGAACGGCAATTGACCATGCCAAGGGCTGCGTGTACAGCCCGCCCAACAAAAATTGGTCTCATCGTCAGAAATACATTTCAATTACTGATAATATGACCGAAGAACAGAAACAAGAAGCTCAAAAACAAAACGAAAAAATCAAGTTCGAGAATAGTATTTGCTGTGATAAGAAGACTTATTTCTTTGGATACGTTTACCCACAGAAAATGAGAGAATTAAAATCTTATAAGAAAAGATATAAAAATCTTTGTAGGATGAAGTTTGGAATGAAGCTTCCAGAACTTCAAGGTAAAGAAGATAAAACAGAACAAGAAAAGAAATTTATCCGTGATTATTATAAATATATGCCACTATTTAATTCTAATTGTGCGATGAACAATCTTGCCAAATATATTGAAGATTTTGAATTTAGTAAGAACAAGACGGAAAAATATTTTGATTATTCTTGTCTAATGTCAGATAGAAACAGAGAGTTTAAGCCAGCCATTTGCAAGAAAATTAAAACTATCATTACAGATTTCAAAACAAGTTATGCAGTTTACACAAAGTCTTATTGTTACGACAGGGATTATAATTTCTTTTCTGACGCAGCCAAAGAAAATAGAAGTTCATATTTTGATGAGCTGTTTAACAATTTCAAAGAAATTCTTGAAGAAGTTTTATCTAACGAAGAAGAGCTTGTTGATTATATGATTTATGTGTATTACAATCAACTCCCTTCTGTAGATAGGGTTTTGCTCTGGCAGGTTTATCCAGATGTAATTCTAAATAACGTAAAGAAAAACTCCAAATGCCATTATGAACTTGAAGAATCGGATGATGGTCAAGATTTTTTTGGAAAGAAGTTTGTTTTGAAGGAGGTTCAGAATGACGTTTAATGAATATGAACGTGCAGAAGAGCTTGAGGAAAAACAAAAGTTTTCAGATAACATCTATCAGGATGGGACTCTTCTTCTAAGATATTATAAAACAAACGGTTTTACAAAAGAAGAAGCAGAGCAAAAACTCTTTGTATTTTTCAAAAACATAAATGGTAAGATTAACGAAGAATTTAAGAAGCAATTTCTGTCTGATATTATGAATATATGGGATTCTGCTCAGATTATTGAAAACAATCCTGTATATTTTTATAAAGAAGAGATGGATGTTATAAGAACGATTAAAAGAAAAATTGAACGTAAAATTTTGTTTGCCCTTATGTATATTCAAAAAGCCTCTGGTCAAGAATTATTTGAAGCATCCGTAACGGACATTAATAGGCTTTGTATTAAGAGGGTAGATTCTAATACAATGTACGATTGCTTGCATGAGTTGGAAGAAAATGGATTTACTAAGTATTCTAATTTTAAAGGCGAAAACAAGATACAGATTGTACATCCTTTGTTAAATTGTCACCATACATCCGAACCAGTTATTACAATTATTGATAAGCACAATATAATGAATTATTATTGGAACTATGTCGGAGAGGGAAAATTTGCTATTTGCAAGAACTGCGGTAAATTAGTCCCAGTCACTTCATTTCATGTTGATTATTGTGAAAAGTGTGCAAAAGAAAAGTACCTAGAGAAGAATGTAAAATACAATAAGAAACGCAATAATCTCAAAACAACGACCGAGTAATTTTCAAAAAATCTAGGAATGAAGCCACTTTTCAGACTTTTTATGCAAATTCTTATAATGAATAGGGAAACATAGAAAGTTACTATTTGCAGACCAGTATTTCGCTGGTCTGTTTTTTATTTATGAGCAAGCGGAATTAAACAACCGCCCAAGTGAATTAAAAGGAAAATAATGATTAAGATTTCTCGCTCTGATATGGAAGCGCTACGCAAAGTTGGTCTAATCAAAGAAGGTAGTGAGCGTAATTATACTGTCACTAACCGTAAGAAGCATAGTTCACAGAAAGACTATTATATTGTTGAAGACCGTAAGATTCTTGCATTTCTAAATCGCAAAAAGGAATACTAATACGATTGGAGGAATTGTAGAATGAATTATAAAACTCCAATTCGTAATGATGGAGAAATGGTAGAGCAGCAGATTCTACTATCTGGCAATAACTCCATCAAGAAAAATCTAGCAATTTATCAGCGTAAGATTCTGATTAATCAAGAAATTACGAATGAGTCTATCACAGAAGCTATCTATTATCTATATACACTTATGGACTTGGATAGAGAAGAGGGAGTAGAGAAGAATCCAAAACCTATTGATATCCTTCTAAATACTCCGGGCGGGTCTGTATGGGATGGTCTCATTCTAGTTTCTCTTATTGAACAGATGAAAGACATGGGATACACTATCAACACAACTGCTATTGGTACTGCCGCTAGTATGGGTTTTATTATCTTTATCACTGGTTCTAATCGTTATTCTTATCGTCATGCACAATTTATGTTGCATGACATTTCCACGATGATGGGCGGCAAGGTAAAAGACCTAGAGGAATCTATGGAAGACCTAAGAAAGTGTCAAAAACAAGTGTTTGATATTATTAAGAAATATACCCATGTTCCTGATGAAAAGTTAAAAGAGTGGATAGACCATAAACGGGATATGTTCTTTTATCCTGATGAAGCTGTCGAATTAGGAATCGTAGATAAGGTGCTTTGAGCAAGCGAGGATAAACTCTCGCCCAAGGGATTGAAAGGGATAAGTATTTGAATAATACTAAGAATACTAAAGATATTGAAATGACCGAAACCATTGCCGTGGAAGATATGTCTAAGGAACAACTAGTTCAACTATTCTATAAGCTGGCTGATGAGGGTCGTTTCGACGACGAAGATATTGATGATTGTGATGGTTGTCACTGTTGCGAAGATGACGATGACATGGGTGATATTGTAGACCCTGTTATTGGATTCAACCTAGAGAATGTTATTGATTCTGAATTTGATGCAGAAGAATTTAACAAAGGTATTAAGTCGATGAGTTTTGTGGCTGGTCAACTGATGGCGCTACAAAACGCTGGTATTAAACCTCAGAATGCTCTTGAGTATCTACACGCTACTCATTCTCAGGACAGTGATTGCGAATGTACAAAGCACGTTGCAGAACTACAAGCTGCCGTTAATGAAAAGGCTGAGAAGAAGAATCTAATTGAAAGTAAGAAAAATATAGCTTAAATGCTATATTAAATTTATATTATATAAGTGGCTATAAGCCACAGGAATTTAAAGGAGTAAATATTATGACTAGTTCTACTATTGTTAAGATGATTGCTGACAATACCGATTATACTCAGAAGGATATTAAGGCATTTCTAGCTGCTGCCGAACCTGTTCTGCTAGAAGCACTAAAGGATGGTGAGTCCTTTAAGATTATGGATGTCACTGTTTCTCTGGCTGATGTTGCAGAACGCACCGCTCGTAATCTACAGACTGGCGAGATGATGACCGTCCCTGCTCACAAGAAAGTTTCCTTTAAGCCCTCCAAGGCTCTCAAGGAAGCCGTAAAGTGATTTAACCAAAGATTGATACACTGGTGTTTCGCCACCAATATTAAGTGCGAACCGTTATAAGCGGGTAATCCACCACCTAGAAACAGAAGAGTGGAGTTTTATGTTTAGTCGGCATGGAGACTTTAAACTCATGTAAAAAGTCACGGAATCGACTTAAAATTATCCAATGGTGAGCCACTACCAATAAGTGGGGAATTAAAAAAGCGGTAACTCTGCCGTGCAAACTATTTCTTAAATTATTAGCGGGTGCAACGCTTAGAATATTGCACACTTGTATGTATTCTACCGGATACTGCTGGACATGGTTTGCTAAAATGAATATCGCTGGCATACCGATTAAAGTATGCTTATATGTCGCAGAATAGCCCAATCAGATACGGCGCTTGGCTCATACCCAAGAGATTCTTCGTTCAAATCGAAGTTCTGCACCCAACAACAGAGAAATAGGATTCTCTGTTAAATTTAAAAGAAAAAGAGGATTTTCTATTATGCGTTTTTATTCTGATGTATGTCATAAGCTATTTGAATCACAGGAAGAGCTAGAAAAAGCTGAAAAGGCTCTAGTTCAAAAGAATGACGAAGAAGCTAAGAAGAAGGCTGAGCGCAAGGCTGATGCCGACAAGGTTCAAAAAGCTTACGACGAAGTGTTTAAAAAGTACGACGAGTATTGCAAGCTAGTTGATGAGTTTGTAAAGAAGTACGGTTCTTATCATACTACGATTGACAAGCCAATTCATCTTAATGATGTACTACGGTCTTTTGCGGATGTATTTTGGTTTTAACTATTAAAATTATAGAATTGGAGGTAATGTGATGTCTGAGAAAGTCGAGATTTTTCACTTTGATGATATCGCTAATAGTTATCACGGCGAATCTCTATATTGTGGGCTAAGTTCTTCACTAAGCCTCCAAGTTGATAAAGATTGTACAATAACAGTTTTTGGACAAATTAATCCTCGCTCTGGTGAATATTTTCAGTTACAGGTATTAAATGAAGAGACAATGAAAGCTTCTCCAAATATTACTTCTGCTGGAAATTATTTTGTTCATATTGCCTGATGTTATCGTGTTAAATTTCAAGTAGAAAACGCTACTGATGTAAAAGTCGCTGGTGTATTCGGGAAATACCATTATCCGTCTGCGGAAGTAGACTTGGACGATTATGCTTCTATTGAATATGTAGACAGCAAGTTGGGTGTTGCAACGGAAGAAGAATTTAGAGAAATGCTTGAAGAAGTTCTAAATACTCCATCTACAAGTGCTGTATTTAAAGATGGAAATCTAACTATTAATAATTTTTCTTATGATGATGGCACAAAGAATTTTAATATTGAATAATTTAAAATAATACATTTAAACAAATAGCGGTTTTCCGAAAGGTCGTAATTAACGCCTATATTGCGTTCCCGCATTTTATATAAATATTAAACATAATCTACATCATAACAAGATATACTATCTTGGTGGTGTTTTTATGGAAATTGATGGTAAAAAGGTTGCTTCTACTGGGACTACTGCTTTAGGAATTATTGGTACTGTACTCGGAGGCACAGCATTGGCTGGTCAACTAGGTGCTAATGGTGGTAGTGGTGGCTCTCCCAACGGTGGTGGACTTCTAGGTGGTCTATTTGGCGGTGGCAATAACAATACCTGTTATGTTACCGAAAAAGAGTTCTATCAGAATCAACTAGCCGACACTAATATTATGTATCAGAATCTAATGAATACAAATAGTGCTCTGTGTGAACTAAGCCAGCGTGTTGCAAGCGATGAAGTTTCTATCGCTAAGAACTTTGAAATTGCTGCACTAAATAGTGAATGGCAGCAGAAGATGAACGACAAGCAGTTTACTTGTGTTGATGAGAAGATGCAGTGGATGGATAAGTTTATGAAGGCTTATGTTGATTCTGCCACTTGCGACTTTATCAAGGCAAAGCATTATCTCTCTCCTTCTGACCTTGCTGACCCTTACACTAATACTTCTCAGGCAATTGTATCTGTTCCTACCTATCAGTTTACAACTACTGCTTGTGCAGCGAATTACTGCAATCCTTATTTTGTAAGCGGCACTGCTTATGCAAATGGCCCTGCTTACACTAATACTGGTTGTGGTTGCAACGGTGGACTTACTTTCTGATTAAGTTCTAATTAATCTTTATTGTGGGACAAGTATTCCACAGAATAACATTATATACATTTTTACTTATTTTTTTACAAGCGGGTGAAGATTTATGAACTTCACAAATCCAAGTCCTCTTATTGGAGGTATGCGTTCTCCACAGAATGTTATGCCAGTAGATGTAGGAGGAACACAAAATCAATATCAGAATCAATATCAAAGAAATATGTCGCCAGAACAGTGGGAGTATGTACAACAGGTTCGTAGAACTGGTTATGACCCAAATATGATGCCTCAAGTACAGCAACCACAACAGCCAGAACAGTCTGACCCTTATAATGATTTTATTACAGAGTTTAATCAGTGTTCTAACGTAGTTCAGGCAAGTATATTAGAAAATCCTGAATTTAAACAGTGCATGGCTGAATGTGACAAAAAGATTCAGGCAACTATGGAGGCTCTAGTACGTCCACAGGTTATGCAGACACAATATGGGATGTTCGCTATTTTGAGCTTCTTGTTCGAATTTGGAACTGGGCTTATTATATCTCTTATTTTTGGATATGTCAAGTATTTTCTTGTATTTCAAATTACCTATTGTTTTCTACGTTCTGTTTGTGGTGGAGAACATTGCAAAACATTTGCATCTTGTTGGGCAGTAACAAACATTATCTCATTTGTTGGGAGCATGATAGCTATTTTATTATCCGTAAACAGTATGTTTGTAATGATTGGAGTTATTATTACATCTCTGGCATCTGTTGATATGTTTTATATTATTCCGAAACCAAGCGAAAATTCTCCTAGTAGAGGGAGTAGAGATATCGAGTTTAAAAGACGCTATATTGAGGGGACTTGTGTGTTAATTTTCTTAGCTTGTATTTTGGCGTTTTTTGATATAAAGTTTGTTTCTGCTTCTATTTGCTCTGCTTATATTATGTGTTATATTATGCTATCTAAATATGGCGAAAAATTTATGACTCTATTTAAGTTTTGATTAATTAAAGACCAGAGGATAGGGATATTAAGCTGCTATCGCCCGTTGTTAGGAGATACAGGTTCTTTGGCTTGCCTGTCTGGTCTTTATTATTTATAATTGTAGAACCAGCTTTAAAGAGGTGCGTTCTATGATTATAAATGATTTAGCAACAATAGCAAATTCTGATTTAATATCAGGAGCTGCAAACATTAGTCAATTTATAAATGTTTATCAAGCGACTAAAGGTGCGACATCATCTCAGTTAAATACAGAGCTTATTAAGCAAAACCAACATATTGAAAATAAACTTGACGAACAAACGAATATGTTGCTTGAAAAACTATTGTCTGAATTAAAGATTATAGAAGAACAAAATATTGAAATAATTAAACTGTTGGGTGGCGGCGTCAAATGATTCTTAATACTAATGCAGAATTAGGTGGATTAGATGCCCTTGGTGTTGCAGATACAATTATTGCTTCATTATTATTAAATTATTCTGAGAAATCTTATAGGTTAAATCTCGATAATACCTCAGAAAATAAAAAAGTTATTTCTCTATTAAACGAAATAAATGAAAATGAAAAAACTATTATTTCTTTATTACAAAGAATAATAGAAGATGATAAGCATTAGTCTTGTCTTATCGGTAAAATAATCCAGACTAAATAAACGAGTGACGGTTCTGACTCGTCGTAAAAATAAAAATTGACCGAGCGATGATTCACGACAGGGAATAAAAGGGGTCAAAAATATTATAGAAAGTAGTGGATATCAATGGGTGTATTGCAAATTATTATTAATATTTGCTCTACTTTTGGTGTGTCTGGACTCCTTTTGTTCTTTGTGAAAAGGCACTATGAGAAGAAAGACGAAGCTTTAAAAGAGGGAAAGCGGGAGAGAAGAGAAATCAAGGATGTGATTGATAAAATTGCTAAACAAAACGAAGAGCAGTATGCAATGATTGCATTTCAAAAGGATAAGATAAGTTCTCTTTCTGATGATGTTAAGGTTTTAAGAGAGCAAGGAAATCAAAATTCACAAGCGGATAGAGATATACTTCGGGATGCGATGTTAAGGACATATCATAATTGTTATGAAGTCAAAGGTTGGATTTCTGTTAATGACTTAGAAAGTTTTCAACACATGTTTGAGAGCTACACAGCGTTGCACGGTAACGGAATGATGCTGTCTGTTCATGAAAAAATTTTAAGTCTACCAACTATTCCACCTGAGAATAAATCTTGAACATTTCATTAAATTATAAAATCACTTTTAACAAATAGGTGATTATTATGACAGTAAATGAATCTAAAAATATTATCCAAAAACTAATTAAGTATTCTATTTGTGAACTTGAAACGGCAGAGTGTTACCAAGAACTAATGGGCTGTGTTGAAGACTCTTCTATGTTTTCCAAATTCAAAGAGTTTGCAAATGAAGAACTAACTCATTACGAGTATGATTTGTCAACCGCAATGGTTATGGCTCAAAAATTGAAAGACAATGGTGATATTGCGGATGTTGATGAAATGATTAGTAATATCTATAAAGAGAATGAGACAGACTGGAAGAATAAGATTGTCTGGAAAATTGCTAACACTAAGTTAAAAACTTCTCGCTAAATGATGCTAGATGCGTGGCTAGAGGTCGTTAAACAGCGACGATAAATGTTGAGAAAACCAGTACATTACTACGGTATTGTATGGTTTCAAAACTAATTATGATTTATACAGCTGTATGTTAGTACGAGGCGCTGATGAATTTTAGTAACCGTTTTTAAGTATTAAAGAATACGACCGTATAAACCATATAGAAATGTTTGTTGCTATGGCAACTATCCATAAGTAAAGATGCTTGTGGATAGTAACGATGGCAATAAGTCATCGGCTGAATTAAAGGGGTATTTGGTACAGAAAGGAGTACACATGGAAGATAGTCTACTAAAGCGTAAGGACGAGACCGATAAGGAATATGGTTTACGTCTAGCTATCAATAAAGACGTATACGATATTAGCTGGTCTAAAATTTGTGACCTTATGTTTGAAGCAACTGGCGTAAGAAAAGACGAAAGTGCTTATCGTAAATATTATATGGCATTCCTTGATGGAGTTGATTATCAAAAGAATAAAGACCCGTCTGAACAAATGGACGAGTTAATGAATAAAGAGCTAGATATTAAATTAAAAACTGTCAAGATGCGGGATTATAAAGCAGCGCTTAACCGTGATGTTAATAAGATTGCTCGTTTTGATATGCTTAAACAAGACATTTCAGACTATGTTATTAAAAATCATTTGGAGTTTAATGATAATAAAAGCAACTTTTCATCAACCGAGAAGAGTGCTATTTTATGCCTATCTGATTTCCATTATGGTATGGTGACTGATAATTATCTTAATAAATATAATCCTGAAATCTTCCATGAGCGCATGACCAAACTTTTTGACACAGTTGTTAAGAAGATTTATTCTGAAAAGATTGGTGCTCTGTACGTTATTAATTTAAACGATGCTATTTCTGGATATATTCATAATACTGTTCGGATTGAGAATCGTAAGAATGTTATTGAACAGGTAATGGAAGTTTCTAATGCTTTGGCAGAGTTTCTAAATGGGCTTTCTCAACATTGTAATATTGAATATTATTCTGTTATTGATAATCATTCTCGTTGTATGGCTAATAAGTATGATAGCTTGCAAAATGAAAATTTTTCTCTACTTGTTGACTGGTATTTGAAAGCAGCTTTACATTATGTCCATAATATTCATATTAATGAGAACGAATTTGATAATGATATTTTAACATTTAGTATTTATAACTGGAATTATCTAGGCTCTCATGGAGACAAAGACAGTATTCATGATATAGTTCAGAATATGACGCTTTTAACCCATAAGTTCTATGATGCGATGTTTATTGCACATAAACACCATGTAGAGTCTAAAGAAGTTGATGGAACTATGGTTTTTATGAATGGTTCTCTTTGTGGTACAGATAACTATGCAAAGTCTTTGCGTATCACTTCTCACCCTTCCCAGACTATGTATATTGTCACCCCTGATAATCCCTATGAATCTATAAATATTATCCGTTTGGATTAAGGCGGTGGTTACATGGCTATTGCTAAAAAAGGAAAACAAATCGGAGAAGAGACGAAGAAGAAACTGATTTGCATTAGTTGTGGCTGTGGAGTTCAAAATAATTTCAATGCCACAAAAGACGAATATCATAAGTTCTTTAATAAGATACCATATTGTAAGGATTGTGTCAAGTCTATTTATAAAGGATACTTGGTAAAATACAATGGTAATACAAACCTTGCTATTTATTTTACTTGTAGAAAAATTGATATTCCGTACATTCATCAAGCGTATTTGGCGGCTATGAAAGAATCTCAGAATGAAAACTCTGTGTTAAATGGAGAAGAGAACCTATTGCCAATTTACCTAAAGAATCTTGCATTCGCAGATAAAAATGGTTGGGGTTCGAGCTTTGATGATTCTCAGGGCGAAAACAATATTGAAGGTCTTAGTAACTACGATGTTTATACAAAAATTAAACGTCCTAAGAAAGTTACTAGCGAGCTTGACGATGACGATAATTATGAAGATATTGAATTTAGTACAGCATATTTGCAAAGTGTATGGGGAAGATTTGATAATGATGACCTAGCATATCTTCAAAATGAATATATGGATTGGGAATCCAAACTAGGCCAAATTGATACCAAAGATATTGATATTATTGTTAGACAGATTTGTTATCAAACCCTTGACATTAATAAAGCTCGTGAAAATGGTGAAGATGTTACAAAGAAACTAAACGCTCTAACTTCACTTATGAATAATGGTGGCTTGCTTGAAAAACAGAATAGGGCCGTCCAAAATTCTAAGGTTGTTGGTCAGCGCATTGAAGATATTGAAACATTTAGACCTGTTAAGAAAGCCGACCCTGAATTAGCAGATGTAGATAATGTTAATTTGTTATTTGATGCGTTTGCTGGTTGTACTGCAAGGGCTTTGGGTAAAAATAATAAATATGTTGAAAAATTTGAAAAGGAGTTTGAACCTTGGAGTATTGATATAATTGAAAAGGGTAAAGCTCAACTTCTTGGAACGGAGAGTGATGGAGAATGTCAGAGTCAGACAAAATTACAATCCGAAGACTAAAGAAAAAACGTGCCACACTTCAAGAGCAATACAATGAAAATTTTGAGGCATGGGTTGGGTATTGGAGAGCGAACCCTCAAAGATTTATTACTGAATATCTAGGTTTACCATTGTATGATTTTCAAAAAGTTTTAATTTGGGAAATGAATAATACTGCAAACTATATATTTATAGGGAGCAGAGGCATAGCGAAGTCTTCTCTAACATTAGATTTCTGTTGTCAAATGGCTATTCTTTATCCGGGTCTCAAAATTCTTGTTGTTTGTCCTGTTAAATCGCAGAGTAAACAATTCGTTAAGAAGATTTATGAATATATGCGAATGAGTAAGAACCTAGAACAGGAAATCAAAGTTGATGAGATTAAGATTGGCGTTAATGAATGTCAGGTTCCGTTCAAAAATGGTTCTACAATTTTTACTGCGACGTACAGTGAAAATGCCCTCGGATTGAGAGCTAATATATTAATTGTTGATGAATTTGTCCGTACAGAGAAAGAAGTTATTACTCGTGTTTTTGACCCTATGCTTTCCGACCCAAGAAAACCAAGATATCTTGATTTAACAAGAGAGCAAAGAGCAGAAGAATACAAACACGAAGAATTAAGAAAGATTTACCTATCTTCAATTAGACGTGCGGATGAGTGGTCTTATAAGACCTTTGAGGATTATATAAACTGGATGACAGACGGCAATAGAGATTATTGCGCAACAGTTGTTAGTTATGCTCTTGGTGTTAAAAATGGGTTTATTAGCAAAAAGAAAGTAGAGGACACTTTTAAATCCAATCTGGAAAATATTAACATTTTACAGGCAGAATATAACTGTATTGCAGAACGTGGTACTGGCAACTCTTATTTCACATATAAAATGATGGATAGAGTTAGAACTAACTCCAAAGCATTCTGTTGTATGTCTGATGAGGAATATATTCAGTATAAAGATTGTAGAGAAAAATACCCTTACTATCAAGAAAAACTACCCAATGAAATTAGGTTGCTGTGTATGGACGTTGCTGTTATTGAATCTAGCAAAAACGACAATACTGCATTTTTTATTATTAGGTTAATTCCTGATAGTGGAAGATATACAATTATTGTACCATACGCAGATAGTATGCATGGTCTAAACTCAATCGCTCAAACTAAGAGAATGAAACAATTATTTTATGAGTTTGAATGCGATTATATGATACTTGATACACAAGGCGTGAAATGCTTGCGCCAATTATATAGTAATATATAATTAAGTATTGCGGAAAAAACTGGAAGGCTGAAACGCTAATCAGAGTGGAAGTTATATAATAATATATATAACACACGCAACGCATAGAGATTGAAACTATTTATAGAATATAACATCTCCAAGAGTCCGCAACTCCTATTTAAATTTAGGATGAAAAGATATGCTGAACTAATACGAATGGTAAGTATTAGAATTTAGAGATAAAAAGCTCTAAAGATAACAAATGAGGTATTTCTATTTTTGACTATGCTACCACGGAAACCTATGATGAAAACCGTGGTGTTACTTACCCTGCATGGACGGTAGTTAACCCAGAAGATATCAAGATGGTCAACCGTACTATTGATAGAAATGCAGTACCCGTAATTTATTCTGTTAAAACTCCAATCCAGTTGAAGTCTGCTATGTTTAGTAATATGCGTGATTTGATTACCGATGGGCGAGTTAATCTACTTGTTGATAGCCAAGAGGGTCTTGATTATATGATGAAGAACTATCAGTATTACAAGATTGAAGATGAGGATTTAAAGAAACGTCTTATGAATCCTTATGTACAAACTAATCGGCTTGTTGATGAGGCAATCAGTTTGGAACAGGTGGTTACTCAGGGCTATATTAACCTAAAGGAAAAAGCTGGAAATCGTAAAGACCGTGTTATGTCTTTGGCTTACGGTCTTTGGTACGCCAAATTGTTGGAAGACCAATACATCAATAAACAAGAAACTAATAGTCTATTAGACTGGACATTCTTTGGATAATTATTTTAAGAAAGTGAGGTGAGATGTTTGCCAAGAAAAAAGAAAGTTGAACAAGAAACGCTGTCTGAGAAACAGGTTAATGATGTTCTAAATGCGTATGATTATTTTATGAATTTCTCTGATTCTTATAATCGCAGTTATTATAGTGGTGGCGCTGATTATAATACGCCAGATACTATTAATAGAAGGCTAAAAGATATTAACTTAACACAAGTTGATACTACCGTAGCAGATATTGAAAAGGCTTTAAAGAACGCGAAGGATTCAGAGGAAATTCTTTCTAATTATGCACAGACGCTTGAGATTACAAATATGTCCTTTAAGCGTCTAACGCAATATTTGCCAAATCTGGCGGCATTTAACTTAACTTTTGACCCAATCAATGTCACAAAAGAATCTGAACTAAAGTCTAAAGAATTTAAGAAAGATTTGGCTAAAGTAGATGAGTTTTGTAACAAGTTCGATTATCGCACAGAATTTGCGACTGCTATGCGTCAGTGTTTTAGACAAGGTGCAATGTTTAGTGTTCTCCGTGATGAAGGAGACAAATATACTCTTCAAGAGCTTCCAAAACAATTTTGCAAGATTACTGGGCGTTTTGACTATGGTTATTTGTACGACTTTGATATGACATGGTTTCTAAATATGGATGGTGTAGATATTGATATGTACCCCACTATCTTCAAACGTATGCTAAATCGGATTCAAAAAAGCCATAACAAACCTTATGACCCTGCAAGGCGTTTGCAATCAAGAAATACTGGTTTTAATTATTGGCAACAGACTTCTCCTGAAAATGGGTTTTGGTGTTTTAAGCTCGACCCAGAACTAGCAACTATTTTACCTTATTATTCTGGTATTCTTGGTAATGCTAGTTTCCAGCCTGTTGTTAGAGGTCTACAACAGGATAAATACTTTATTGATGCTTCCAAGATTCTAGTTGGTATCCTTGGATTCAATAAAGAACAGAAGAGCGGTCAGGTTGCCAACTCTATCAATATGACACCTGAGATGATTGGTAAATTCTTAGGCGTTGCTCGTAAAGGGCTGAATAGCCAGATTGGCCTAGCTGTGCTGCCCACTGACGATGTTAAAGCTGTAGATTTTAGTGTTTCAAATACCAATTCCGATGTTGACTATGCAAGCTCTGTTGTTAAACAAAGTGTTGCTTCTAGTGAAGCCCTGTTTGGAACTGAAAAGCTAAATAGTCATCAGTCTAAACTAGCTTCTCAGATTGATAATAATACTATTGAAGCGCTTTATCCTATGTTTGCTAATTTTATGGAATTTTTTATTAATAGAATGACCGAGAAATATAAATTCAAAGTTCGTTTCCATGATGAAAATGTCCCTGACCAAAAGGCAGAACGCAAAGCGCTATTCAATGATTTTTCTAAGATAGGATTTGTAGATATGCAGCTTGCCGCTCGTTGCAATGATATGAATGTATTCGAGTATACAAGGCACTTACAAATTTCCAAGAATTGTTTTGATGTTAAGGGAATGGTTATTCCTCTAAATCAATATCTAACTCCCCCTGTGCAAACTAGAACTGGTACTAGCACAACAACAAAACCACCAGAGAATCCTCTTACTAAAGGTAGCGTTGGTAGACCACCAAAACCTGAGAGTGATTCTGAGTCTACGGAAGCAAGTTGGGCTAGAGGTTCTAATGAACTCAAACAAGAATTTAACGAATAACCGAGGTGATATAATTGGCACTATCTAAAGAAGTAATTAAGGCTCTAAATAGCTCTAATGGTCTAACTCAGTCTCTAAATGTCGGTCAGGCTATTTCTGATGCTATTGATGAATGTGGTGGTTCTACTACCAATGTGCAAAATGTTACCAATGTAATTGATGCACCTAAGATTGCACACCACGATAAGCTAGATGGTAATGTTACAATTGCTACTCTAAAAACTGCCTACAATTCTCTTATAGACGACCTAATTAAGGTCGGTCTAATGGAGTAATTATATGTTAAATTTAATGAAAGGAGGTGACATGAGATTGGAGAATAAAAGTTTATATTTCACATTTGGTATTGACGACGTAAATGTTATTGAAGACGATGATAGGTTTGCTATCACTAAGATTCGTGCATTTGCAGAAAAAGAGAATAGTCACACTCAGCCAATTTCTTTTGATTCTCTTAAAATGACTGCTAATACTATTTATAATGTTCCTGTTGTAGTTGAGTTCACTGATTGGAATGATGACGGTATTGGTACTCACTCTAAGGCAGAAATCCCGGTTGGGTTTGTTTACTCTGAAAACAATCCTGTCACCTTTGAATATGATGAAGGGCGAGACAAGAATTTCTTGACTATTAAAGCTCTTATTTGGAAAAACTATTCTAAAAATATTGTTGATATTATTCATAGTTCCAATGACAGAAAGAAAGTATCTGTTGAAATGACCACTACTGATTATCAAGATAATGGCCCATTTGATAAACCAGACGTTTATAGTTGGAAATATCAAGCTATTACTATTTTGTCAGACCAAGTTGCAGAGGCTTGTAAGGGAAGCAATGTTCAGCTTATGAAATTCTCTGAGGATAAAGAAAATTATATTAAAGAAAATTTTGCTGACAAAATTTCTATTGATAATTCTAAAGAAGCCGCTACAAGTGGCGAGTGGTCTAATCCCGGTCAGAAGCTATTCAAGCCAATTACAGAAGCGTCTAACGCAAAGTCTTTGCTAAAAGAGGCATATTTAATTGGTGATTTCTCCGACAATGAGTATGAAATTACGAAATTCAAGTATCCACATCACGTTGTTCGTGATGGTAAACTTATTGTTCATAAAGATGGCTTGCAGTCCGCATTTTCTAGGGCTGCACAGCAAGGAATTGTTAAAGGAGACGTGAAGTCCCACTTGCTGAAACACTATCGTGAGCTTGGTTTGGATACACAAAATTTTGCAGAATTTGGTTTCTCGCAAGATGAGTTTAACCAGTATTTTGCAGAAGATTATAAACAGGACGAGGGTGAAAACGTGGAAGAAGAGAAGAAAGTAACAGAAGCCGAAGTCACTGAGACCAAGAAGGAAGATGAGACTAAGGTGGAGGAAGCGGAAGCAGCCGAAGAAAAGACCGAGAAAAAGGTTGAAGAGGCTTGTGAAACCGAGACCATCACAGAATCTTGCGAAACTAAAATGGGTAGTGACAAGAAAATGGCTGACGATGAAGACGGTAAAGATGATGATTCCGATGAGCGTCATGATGAGCCTGACAATGACGATGATGACAATAAGGAAAATATGTCTCTTGAAGAAGCTATGTCTGAAATTTCTAATCTAACTGCTGAAAATGAAAAACTAAAAAAGGACAATGAAGCATATATGGCTAAATTTGAAGCCATGTCTGATTATGATGAACTAAAGGCTTTTAAGTTTGCAGCAGAAGAAAAAGAAAAGCAAGAAGCTAATATGGTTAAGATGTGTGAAGTCCTAGACGAAATCTCTGAAAAGGGCGTTGAAATGTCTGAGGATGAACGTAATGCTTATATCGCTAAATTTAGCGAATATGATAGTGTAGCCGCATGGAGTAACATGGTAAAAGCCGCAGAGTTTGACCGAGTTGGTGCTCCCTCTGGCAACATTCACAAGATTGGTCTACCTTATGGAGAGAAGAAGAAATCTACTGGTTCCATTTGGGACAATTAAAAATTATTAATTTTAGGAGGAAATTTTACTATGTATGATGTTCTAATTAAGAACGGCTATGCGGCTCTAAATGTTGATAACTGGAACCGTACTGTCGTATGCGAAGAGGACGTACCCAACGGTGCAGTTTTTGCTCTAAGTGAGTATTCTACCGATGCTGATAGCAAGATTGTTTGGAAGGCTGGCAAGCCTGCCGCAGACGCAAAGAATCTATGGATGGCATCTAGCCCCGAAGTCGTTATTACTACTCTACCTGACGGCACTGAGCTAAAGGGTATTGATAACAATATCCGCGATTTCGTAAATATCAAGGGGCATCCTATTGATGCTTTCAAGCTAATCGAAGACGATGTTCTTACTATCGTTCCTAGTGAGACTAATGCAACTGAAATGGCTACTGCAAAGTTCCTAATTCCTGATACTACTAAGTTCACCCTAAAGGCACAGGCTACGGCTACCGCTCCTACTGCTGGTATGTATCTAAAGGCATTGGGTGTCACTACCGCTCATATTGGCGATGGCAACCTAGTTAAGAAGGCAGTTACCGCTTACAAGTTCGTTGTATGTGTAGCTTGATGATATTTTAAGAAAAGGAGAATAATACTATGAATGAGAAGACTCTAGCTTTCTCCGGCGATATGACTGCCGAAGTAAAGATTAAGGATTATTTTAATGACTATGCAAAGCAGCGTGGTCAGTACGACGGTCCTGTTGACACTTCTATCTCTTTTGCCGAGAAGGAGAAGAAGATTAATGACCTACTGATGGCAGAAGTTAAGAAGCTATCTGGTCTGGATTTCAATAATTCTTTTGCCTCCATTGAGATGATGGCTAAGAATCCCACTTTCCAGTGGGCATACATGGCTGTTATTGATGCCGCCATTGATATGGTTCTACCTGATTTTGTAGACCGTACTACCAGTGTCTATACCGAAATGCGTAATGGCGCTATTGGTGATAGCTTTAAGTTTGATGTTGAGTCTAACGACCTGTTTATTGTCTCCAAGGCTGGTCGGAATCAGCGTAATACTGAGTTCCAGCGTGAAGATATTGGGCAGCGTTCTATCATCCCCTTCAACCACAATATTTCTGTTGCTTCCAATAAGTACAAGGCTCTGTGTGGCAAGGAATCCATGGCTCGTTTCCTGATGAAGGCTGTTCTATCTATGGAAGCAGAACTAACCAAGGAAATTGCTCTAGCATTTGCTACCGCCATGGATGATGTTAAGGACAATGGCGCAGAGGCTCTACACGTTGCTGGTCTAGCGGACAAGAGCGTTATTAAGCTAATTCAAACTGTTTCTGCTTATAACCGTGCTCCCGCTATTCTGATGGGTACTATGAGCGCTGTTCATGACCTACTTCCTCAGTCTGCTAATCTGCGTATGATGGTTGATTCCGATTACGTTCGTGTTGGCTATATCTCTAACATTTATGGTACTGATGTAATGGTTATGCCTCAGTATGCCGATTATGCCGCTGCTGACCAGTACAAGCTGGCTCTGCCTGATGATAAGATTTATGTCATCAGCCCCTCTGCTCAGAAGCCTGTCAAGCTGTGCCTAGAGGGTGCTACTACCTCTAACACTGTTGATAGCAATGCAGATGCAGACCTGACCACCAATACTACTATCAATAAGAGCTGGGGTATCGGTGTCATCACCAACGCTATTGCTGGTGTCATCACTGTCAGCTGATTGCTTGTTAAATTTTAAATAATTGCTCTACTCCTTCGGGAGTAGGGTTTATATTATTTTTGGATTAAAAGGGGTATAAAATGGCGACTAATACACAGAGAATTGAAAACCTTGAAAAGGGTATGTCAGAAATGCAGGGTACGCTTGGTGAGATTCTTGCTGCACTACGCGGTTTTTCTACTTCCTCTGCTCAAAATGAATCTGTTGCAGTTGTACACGAGGATAACCCATCCGAAGAAGATTATACAGAACCAGAGGACGGAAAGAGCATTCGTGTTCGCAGTCTGTTTAATGGGACTCTTAATCTTACTTATGGGGATAGACGCTTTGTTACTTTTAATAAGTACGGCGACGAAAATCGTGTGCTATACCGTGACTTGATTCAAATTGTGAATATGAATCACAAGTTTGCGGAAGAAGGATACTTTGAAATTGAGGATGCAAGTGCCGTTTATTTTCTTGGTATGACTTATGCTTATAATAATATTATTAAGTATAAAGACATCGAAAATATTTGCAGTTATTCCGATGACAAAGTGAAAACTCTAATTGAGAACGCAAGTGACTATCAGAAAAGCCTAGTAGCAAATCGCGTTGCTCATCAAATTGTTGATGGTAAGAACGTAGACTACAACAAGGTCAATTTGATTAATAAGTTGTGTTCCGTAGATATTAGTAAGCGCGCAGAGTCTATTCGCTCACTTGCTTAAATTATTTTAAATAAGAAAGGCGGTGAATGGGATTGAACAATATTAGTTTATTTAATAATGAAATAGAAGACAAACCTGTTGAAGAACCAGACGCTCCACCAGAGCAAACACAACTTTCTGGTACAAATTTTAACGAGATTTATAAATTATTTTTAATTTCATTACAAGATTATGAGCTAAAACGGCTATTTAATGATAACCCAGAAGCAGCCGATGATTTGCTTATGTACTTCTTACTAAGAGCGATTCCGCTTTTTATAAATTGTCAGAAAGATATTGAACAATATCATCAAAATGAATCAGGGGAGTATGAATTTAACGACACACTGACATTAACAGAAAAGACTATTCTTTCAGATTTAATGGTTCAATGCTGGCTTGACTTTATAATTTCTGATACTACTCAGCTTGGTGGTTTGCAAGATACTGACTTTAGGCGTGAATCTGCTTCTAATAATTTGAAGGAGAAAGCAAATTATGCTGATAGATGGCGAGAAAAAGTAAATCAGAAAATTATAAACTATGGTCTAAAGAACACCCCATTTGCTGAATGGGCGGTGGGAAACTATGGACTTTAATGGAGTCAATTTTTCTGACAAAGAAATTCAAGAGTATAAACAATCTGTAATTAATAAACTATTTGCAATTCTTGGAATTTTTGAGGATTGCGAAGCTATAAATGATTATTCTGGGTATACTGCTTACATCAAGAGGTTAACAAGGGAATTTAATGGGCTGTACAATATGTTCGGTATTGTAAATTTCCTTTCTGTTGTTAGTATTCTTGAGGGTTCGCAAGTACCCATTGAACATTCAGAGGTTAAAAGACTAGTGTTCCATTGTATCTCTTTGGTCAAAAAGGCTAGGTGATACCATGCCATATTATGATACTTTCATGAATGTTAATAAACACCCTGCTCAAAGATGGAGAAATCAACTTCAAGACACGGTTGATAAAGTCTTTGAGAATGCGTCTACATGGTGGGATGACGTGTGGGAAGAGAAAGAATTTGGCTCTGATGCTCTTGAGACAATTACAACTAATGAAGAAAAAAGAAAAGAATTATTTAATAAAATAGATATCCGTATTACATCACTTGTTGATGCTAAAACCGGACAGCGTGTAAACGATGACTATAAGAAATTAATTTATAAAGACTTGGATTATAGACCAAAGTTAGGACAAAGGTATTTCTTTGACGATAATATCTGGATTATATATTCGCGTGATAATATTCGCAAGAGTTCATCTAGTGCTTATGTTAGACGTTGTAACAATACAATCAATACTCTAGCAGAGGACGAGAAAACAATCCATCGTGAACCATGTTATATTGAGTATAAAATTGTTGAAGACCAAATTTCTACATCGGAAGTTATTGATGTAGCCAAAGATAAAATTGAGGTTGTTTGCCAGTATAATGATTGGACAAGTCGGTACAGAATTAATACTCGTTTTATGTTAAATGGTGTAACATATAAGATTAGACAGTTTGTTAATTTCTTAAATATGAATACATTCCAAGATAATCCGGGACTATTAAAATTCTATGCAGACTTTGAAAATTATAATGCGGCAGACAATCCGAAGAATGATTTGGCTAATGACGATAAAGAACCAAAGCAGCCGGAAGAATTTACTATTCTTTTAAACGGCTCGAAAACATTTGTTCTTGATGGAGATAACTATACGTTTGAATGCAACAAGGACAAAACAGTGTCTAAAGATTATTATTCTTTTACATCCACAAATAACAGTTTTAGAATAAAAAACTATCATCAAAGCACCAATCCGCTTATTGTGAATTGCTACCAAGATGATATACTAATAAAAACATTTAATATTAAATTAGGAGGTGTTGTATAATTGTATTACGAAGAGCTTAGTTCTATCGTTTTCGCAGTTATTTATAACAGACTTCTAAGAAGTGAGCGTTTGGTTAGGTTGTTGACTTGTTACGAGCGAAATACCTCCCCTTATTTTGATAAATCTTTTGACGAAAAGATTAAGAAAATTGGTGGGTTGAATAATCTTGTTTATATGGGGCAAGACCTAGATAAATGCACAGACGTTCATATTTATCCACTAGAGCATATTCCTGACGCAAAATTAGACCAAAAAACATATTTAACTGTAACACTCAATGGTGGTTACACCACAGAGGTTGCACAATATAAAAAGGTTATTATATGTGTCGATGTGGTAGTTCACGATGAACAAAGTGTTATTCTGTCTGATAATCCCGACTATCCGATAGCTTATCGTCTTTACGATATCGTGCATGAAATTGACGCAATCATTAATGACAAAAGGTTGGAGGACTTTTCTGCCGGACGTGTGAACCTGATAGGATTTCAACGTCGTTATTATAATGGTTATTTTAATGGTTTGCAGCTTCAATATCAACTAACACTAAATAGCACAATTGGTTGTGATGGTGGTTCTACAAATCTATTACCTAAATTTACACTGAAAAATTGAACGCTTTACAACTGTATTGCGGGAGACCGCTAAAATTAGCAGAAAACGTATATGTAGAACACCCAAAACTTGATAAACTACTTAACGACGTTGGTGAAAAAGACGCTTATAGTGAATACATGAAAAACCTAGCCCTTATCACAACTCAGTCTAAAGATATCGCTGATATCCTGTGGGTGGAAAATAAGATATGGTATGAAGATATCAAAAGCGAATACGAGTTTTTCATTCAAGAATGTTTGGCAGATAGCACATCAAATAATGTTTTTATTAGAGATGGAGAAGTCGTTTCAGAAATGGACGAAGAATGTATTGTTATCAATAATGATATGTCTAATGCGCTTAACTATTTTCTGGATTTAAATGGTAAATGGATTGTATTAGGCAGAACTGTTGGAGAAAATACACAAATTTTTCTTTTGAGTGTTAAATGTGAAGATGAAAAGTTATATATAGAGTCTGATTCTATTAAGTTCAATGAACAGACTTATCATATATTGGTGGAGTATTTAAGAGAAGTAAACTGGATTCATCCAGAATACAAGTTTCTTAAAGGTGCTACTAAAAAAGCAAAGAAAATAATCTTACAAAGAAGTTATGAAGAAAGAGAATATGAGGCAAAAAAGAGCAAAGAGAGAGACAAAGAGGAAGTTAATTTCCAAAGTATCTTATCCTGTCTCGTAACCTTTAAAATATTTTCTTATGATGAATTGCCTAATATACCTGTGTATGTAATTTATGATTCATATTTTAGATATGTTAAGGCTGATAATTATAGAAACACAATGGAGGCTTTACATTCTGGGTGTATCGACGCAAAGAAAAACCCGATTGATATAAATAAAATTCATTGGTCTTCTATTATAAATAATGAAAGTTAATTATTTAAGGAGGAAATAGTTATGGCGAAAGGAACACCTAAGAACTTTGTTATTCAACAGGTGTATGAGATTCTAATGCAGAAGCCATCTGATGAGAGCATCATCGGATACCTAAAGCATTGCAAGACTTCTAGTATTGAGAATACACAAGAGATGGTGTACCCTAGTGGCGGCAAGGGTAACTCTTATATCGGTCGTGGCTTTGGACACTCAAAGCACGCTACTTTTAATATTGAAAGTGCAACTTGGAATACTGATGTGCTTGCAGCACAGAATGGTACTGACGTTGTTATGGGCGAGACCACTTATACTAAGTATGTTCAGATTGACCTAAAGGAAGGTACTACTGCGTATGATTTGCCTCTGCCCGCTGTAAAAAAGACTGGCGCAACTCTGTATATTGGTACTATTTATGGTACTCAAAAAGATGGTGACTATGTAAAGGTTCTAACAGAGGACGACACCGCTTCTTCTGGTAAGTTTAGCTATACCCCAGAGGTTACTGAGGGTAGTAAAGCCCCCGCTAAGATTACCCTTGAAAGTTCTGACGTAACAGAAATGATTGGAACTCTTGGCTGTACTAAGATATCTATGGCTTATACTATTAAGTCTAAGGCAACAGCACAGCGTATTAATATCAAGACTAATACAATGCCCGATACCGCACTAGTAACTGCCTATGGTCTAGTTGCAGATATTTGTGATGGTGGCCTGTATCCTTGCATCGTTCATGGTATGGCTCAGATTGATGGTAACTGGACTTGGGACTTAACTGCTGACGGAGACCCTGCCGTGCATAATATCTCTATGGAGTTTGTTGCTGGTTGTGAATCTGACGACCTGTATTCTATTATTATTGATACTGACGAAGAGTAATTCTTTACAATTAAATGTAGGTAACGTATTGACGTTACCTACATTTTTTATATTTAAAATTTTATGAAAGGAGGATTTTATGGCTTATGATGTAAGTAAGAAAATAAACGTAGGTTTGGCAAAAATATATGTTCAGCTTGCCGATTCTCTATACCTCCGAAAAATTGATGCACAAAAAGAGTATCTTTCTTTATCTGGTGGTACTCTGACAGGTGATATAACATTAGATGATAGTTCATTGTATCTCAAGAAAAATTCCAATGTATCTAAATTTAGTCAAAACTCAAATAATAACCTAGATATTTATAGTGATAAAAATATACAGTTCAGTACAAATGGCTCTACCTATTTCGTTGCAAATCCAAGCTATATATCTTTAGAAAATAAGCACAATAATGTGTCTGTCGAACTTGTAAACGAAGACGGTTCTGGTTCTCCTTATGGTGGACTTACAATTTACAGTACCAAAAACGGAGTCCCTGAGATGACAAGCGCCATTAGCTCTGGCTATATGAATGGAACTCCGTACCAAGATTTTACAGTTGAAGATGGAGGTCTTTTTTCTTGGAATGTTGTTGACGGAGACGATATAAACGGCGTTACAAAGATTGATAAAAACGGACTGACGCTATCAAATCCAGATTCAACATCTGGGAAGTTCTCTATGCTTAAATTTGAAAGCGGGAATAATGGGTTTGTGTCTATATTTAGCCCAGAAGAAAACACATTAACTCTATCCGCTTCTGACTGTATTATGCTAAATAATAATTTTGGCGTTTCTGATACGGCAATTATGTTATATCAGGAAAATAAAATCCATTTTGATGGTGGTCACGATAATGGTGTAGTTATGTATAGCAGGACAGGTTCACACGAACTGAGCATTGACTTAGATGACAAACATTTTGTGATTAACAAAGATGGTTTTAGTGGAAACGCTAATACGGCAACATCGGCATTAAAATTGTCACAAGAAAGAACTGTAAGTGGCGGCACTGACATCATGTTAAATTACAAATATGATGGTTCTAACGACTCAGAGGCCGAAGTAGGTTTTTATGCCTGTAATGCAAAGGTTGGAAATCAGAATAATTATCCATATCATCGTATTGCAAGAATAGACTTAACGTCAGAAAATTATAAAGACTGGTCAACAACACTATATATTTCTCAGGGTTATCTTGGTGGCGGTTTTGGCATTTGCAGAATTGCTATGAGAACTAATGGCACTGGCGCTAGGTCTGGCGTAGAAGTAAAATGGCTTGCCAGAAATAATCTGTCAACAGACTTTGTTCAGATTGCAGTCGATGACACAATTAATGCAACTTATGCCGATGTATTTGTGAAGATTGAGTCTTCTTACGCCTCCACCACAATCAGAGCATTTGCGTCTGAATCCCGTGGATTTATTAAGAGAACATGGGTTCTTGTTGACTCAGAAGAAGTTGATAATACTACAGAAGAAGCAAAGGAAAATTCTGTGGAGTGCTACAAATCAATATCTGAGGCTGGCAACGAGCTTCATAATGCTCAGTACACAGCCATCATCACTGGCAGTGATACAATAGCGGAAAGAGCAAACAGAGATTCCAATGGACAAACCATTGCATCTACTTATATTGCAAATATTGAAGCATCTGGTGCTAATACTATTAAAATCACTTATGGAGACGGTCATAGTTCAACCGTGTCGATTCAATAACGTAATGGAAGGAGAGATTTGTTATGATGGAATTTTTAACCCCCATTATTATTAATCTAACTAGAATTGTTATCTCTGCGTTTGTTACCTATCTATGTGTTGCAATTATTCCTCGATTTGTAACTATTTTAAAGCAAATCGGTTTATATCGGGTTGTGAAATTTTTTGTAGCTGCGGCTGAAAAAATGGCAGACACAAAAAGGATTCCCAAAGAAACAAAAAAACAATGGGTAAAAGATATACTCGCAAAAGTTGGTATTCAAGACAATGAAATTATTGACGCTTTGATTGAGGGTGCTGTTGAAGAACTTGACAATCAGAAGGGCAAAATAGGGGATGCTTTTAATAAGTAATTCCATGTTAAATTGGGTGTAAGAAATGAAACATAATAGAATATGTGCTTATTGTGGACGCTCCTATTATGTTTGTTCATCTTGCATTTCTGCTGGGTCATATAAGAACTCTTATTGTTCACAAGAATGTTTTCGCAGAAGTGTAATGAACAATGGGAGTTTCCAACCAATAATTATAGAAGGAGAAGAAATGAAAACTTTATTGAGAGGAAAGTTAGCAGGAACAGATATCTTTGTAGATATTATTGGTTATGACCTAGAACTTGGAAAATTTGACTGCCATGATGGCGTAACTCGTACACCAGATGATTTCAGATATTTTGTTATTCCTTGTGACGAAATGAAGACAATTAATAAATATGTATCTGAATTAAACGAGAAAAAAGTCAAAACTTCTGGCCGTACCTCTATTACAAAGAAGACTGAAACAGAAAGGCCAAAGCATGAAATTAAGCCTTAAATTGTAAAATACTCGAAAATGGGTTATTTATCCGTATATTTATGGATTTTTAGCTCATTTTCATTTTTAGATGTATGACAATGAAAGTGAAATTTTATTGCTAAATAAAGTGCTGTAAACACGGGGATTTTTAAGGGTGGGTTGTGGTTGTTTACAGACTTTTGGATTGAAAGGGATAAAAATATGGATAAATGTTTCAAAATGTATATCAAAGATGTTACGCACGAGCAACTAATTGGTGTATTTGATTCCGAAATTGCAAATGTAAAATCGTTGTATCATACGATTGATAATGAAGAAAACAGCTTCACACTTACATTCGATTGTGATAGTCTGGTTGAATATTTACAAGTAAACAAGAACATTATGTTGCGGTTTATTATCATATATCAACAATATTGTTTCAGTCTGCCAGACCCAATGTATCGTCTCGAAAAGTATAGCACAATTAACTATTACTTGTCAAGAACTATTGTCCCGGATGAAGTGCCATATTGGGATTTGACGCTGAATAATGTTGTTAAGAGCAACCATAATGAATATTTCTTTACAGAAAATGGCAGGAAGCCGGAGATTAACATTGATGAATGTTGGAAAGATTTTTGAACAAAAGTTCAAAGAGAGTATTCCTAAAGATGTGGCAGTAATTAGACTGCATGACAGCGCAAGTGGTTTTGGGCAAGATAGCAAATCAACAAGATTTTCTATGAAATCTCCATTTGATTTTATCTTGTTCAAAACTCCTTGTATGTATTGTCTGGAATTAAAATCAACAGACAAAAAAAGTTTTTCTTTTGAACGTGAGAAACCAACGAAAGAAAATCCTACTAAAAGAGAAATTCATTGGCATCAAATTCAAGCTCTCACTGAGTATAATAAGTATTGTAATTGTATATGTGGTTTTGTGTTAGACTTTAGAAATGATGGAATTTATTTTTTGAGTATCAAAGATTTCAATAAATTTAAAGAAAAATCAACTAAAGTTTCAATAAATATTCAGGACTGTATTGCGTATGGTGCTGTTCAAATAGATAGAGAATTAAAGAAAAAATATTATAGCTACGATGTAGCAAAGTTATTAGATAAGATTGGAAGTGACGAAATTGGGAAGAAGAACTGTATATAATAGAATTTATACAGAAGAAATCTGGGCAAAGGTTAATGAAGACAATAAGAACTTGTTGAAAGATTATCTTGCATATAAGACTACTGGCGGTCGTTCTCCACAGACGATTTATCAATATGAACAAATGATTCGTCTGTTCTTCTGTTGGAATTATTTGCATAATAAAGATACGTTCTTTGTGGATTTGAAGAAGCGGCAACTTGTTAGTTTCTTTAATTATGCAATTACAGAAATGGGATGGTCTAGTAATAGAATCTCTACTATTAAATCATCTCTATCTTCTATGTCAGATTATATTGAAAATGTTCTTGATGATGAGTTTCCTGATTTTAGAAATATTGTTGTTAAGCTGGAAACTCCTGTAAAGCAGTTGGTTCGTGAAAAAACAGTTATGAGTGAAGAGCAGATTCAAGATTGTCTTGATAAGTTAGTTGCCGCTAAACGGTATCAGGCGGCTTGTTATCTTGCACTTGCCGTGAACTGCGGCGCAAGAAAGGCAGAGTTAGTCCAATTTAAGGCAGATTGGTTTACTGATAAAGATATTGTTTATGGCTGTATGTATAAGACACCAGAACAAATTCGTACTAAGGGCCGTGGTAAACAAGGTAAATTACTTAACAAGTTTACATTTATTAAACAGTTTAAGCCATACTATGACCTTTGGATGAAATATCGTAAAGAAAATAACATTGAAAGCGAATGGTTATTCATCGTGAAGAACGATGACGGTACTTATCGTCAGGCAACTATTTCAACGGCAGATAGTATTTGTAGAACTATCTCAAGTTTTATGGGCGTTGATTTCTATAGTCACTGCTGTAGACATAGATATGTTACTATGATGAAGGAAGCAAAACTACCTAATGATGTTGTTGTCGCATTGGTGGGCTGGTCGGGAGACCTCACATCTACTTATTGCGACTTGGATGTTGCAGATTCTTTGGGTGATTATTTCGACGAGAACGGCATTAAGCAAGACATTAAGACTGGCACTCTGAACGATATTTAAGGGATAAAAGGAGCTGAAATTATGACACTAAAGACTATTATTGATAAACTAAACCAATATAAAAACAAGCTGATTGACAAAGAGGCTCTTGACAGTTGGCTCTTTGAGAATATCAATATTACTAATTATATCTCTATTGGTAATAAGTACGCTTATATCCACAAGATTAATGAAACTTTCTCAGAAGAAATTGCTGAGAATCTAAACAATAAACTAGATATCGAACTTGTATTTATGCGTTATGATATGCACGTCTTGTTTGATATTCTTCTTAAATATACCGATATTGAAGTAGTAAAGGATGATAAGTCTCCTAAGTATTATGATATTATGGTCGAAACCGAATTTGACCGTTATCTAAAACTAGCTATTGGTAATGATTGTGTTAAATTTATGAATGCTTTTGAAAAGGCTTCTGGCATCAATGAAATTAACACTATGAATATTATTAAGGGGGCTATTGATAGTAATATTACTCAGGATAAGATTGATGCTCTTGATAAGGTATTTAAGAAACTAAACACTAAGAAGAATAGAACCTTCCTAGAAGATGTAATGGCATATTCCAGCCCTGCCGTTAAGGAACTAATGGACGGTATGCGTAAGTCTGCTACGGAAGAAGCAGATAAGAAATTAAAGGAGAAGTATTCTAAGCCGGAAGGTGATACAAATGGCGAAGCCGTCAGTTGATAACAGAAAGCTTCAAGTAGCGATTTGGAATAACATTGATAAAATTAATGACAATTTTGCTGATGATTATGAAAGAGCCGCTAAGAATATCCTGATGACGATTGCTCAAGAAGGAGTCAAAAAAATTAAGGAATATATAAAAAAGTATTTTTACGATGAAACCTCTGAGTCTCCTTATTATGAAAGATTGGCAGAACAAGGCGGTTTTCTAGCAACCATTAGTTACACTATTATTGATAAACACGGTATTCCTAATCAAATTAGAATTTACTGCGATTGGGACAAACTTAAACGTGTCATTCGTCCATATAGCCCCGGTCAGACTCCACAATTTGACGCTCACAACGGTTTCGATAATAAGAAATTTACAGAAGGCTTATATGATTACATTATGGATGGCACATGGAACTCGCCTTATGGCAATCCTAAAACAAATGGTATCGGAGAAGGAGTAAACGAAGAACTTTCTCAACTTCTTACTGGTAGAGCAAGACAAGAGATTGCGGCTTATATGAAGAAATACTTCAAAGATACTACTATCAAACACCGTGTTGTTGGTGGTCTTTCTGTTAGCAAAGATACAAAGAGACATAAGAAATAAGGAGGTGGGTAAATGGCGCAATCTCAAAGTGATATTTTTAGTTTTCTAATTACACCTGAATTTGATACCAAAGGTGTCACTGACAGCGGAAAATATCTTGAAGAAGAAGTCAAGCAGATAGCAGAAAAGATATCAAATCAGATTAGCGAAGTCATGGGGAGGGGCTTTTCTTTCCCGAAAAATTTCAAAAAAGATGATATCAACGAAGTCACAAAACTAGTTGAAAGTTTAGGTGGCAGTGTAAAAAGAACTGGCGAATATATTACATCGTCTTTTAAGGATGCAAGCGGAACAACTGTAACGCTAAAGCAAAATTTAAAAGACGCAATAGATGTAGCAGAAGCAGAAAGCCTAAAGGCTGCCAAAAATATTCAAGAAGTAATCAACATAAGAAAAGAGTTTGAACAACTAAGAACTTCTACCGCTACATATTCTGGCGCAGAGCAAACCAAAGAGCAAAATCAACTTGAACAAAATATTATAAAAAGTATCGAAGAACAATATAATTACCGACTAAAAATTATTGATGCTCAGAATAGTGGCAACAAAATTCAAGAGAACTATTATACAGAGCTTTTAAATATTGCAAAAGGCGAAGAACAGGTATACACAATTCAATATAACGGTTCTCAGAATAATATAAAATTTAAAAAACAAGAACTTGCACAAGAAGAACGACTCTATCAAAAAAAATCTGATTCTGTAAAACAAGAAAATGAACTCGTTAATGCTATTAAACAGTATGCAAAACAATATCAGACTGTCAAGCAATTAGAGAGCAAAGGTCAACAAAACACTCAGGCTTATACTGATGCTAAAAATGCTTTACAGCAGCTAACAAATACTTTAACAACGTATGGTGTTAAAGTTGCAACAAGCTCCGACGGTACAACAAAACTTGTAGCACAACAAAATTCAATGGCTGACAGCTCCAATAAGGTCAAAACAGCGTTGGACAATGCCAATGGCAGTTTAGCAAAAGCTGATATTGCACAAAATTCCCTATCGAAATCTATTCAGTCTAGTGTAGAGAATTTTATTAAATATCAGGTGGCTATGGAAGCCATCAACAAAATCACTAGCGAATTTACATCTGCAATTTATGATATGAACCAAGCCATGACACAAGTTCGTATGGTTACAATGGGTAGCTATGAAGATACTGTAGCATTGGCTGATAGTTATACTAAATTGGCAAAGCAACTTGGTACTACTACGACCACGGTTGCAGAAGGCGCAGATGCTTGGCTTAAATGTCTAGGTCAAGTAAAATCTCTCTAATTGCTGGAAAGTCCTTAGAGCTTTGATAACCAAGTTATTATAGTGATATAATAATGGCTGAACTAATCATTCAGGCATGGTAAAATAATCGAAGATTGGATAATCAGCAGCCAAGATTCTTAAATATTTATAATAAAGCTATTAAAATATTTCAATAGATATGATATAATATTTAAGAATAAGGTTCATCGACTAATTGTAAGGGCAAGTGCTCTGAAACGGGAGATACCTTGTTAAATTTAACAGATAAAGATATAGTCAGAACTATATAGTAATATATAGAAAATCCTATAGGGAATCTTTTAATAAGTAACGATTATTAAGAGTAACAAATTGAAGACAGGGTTATAATGCTCAAGAAGCAATGGAGATGCTAAAGCAGTCAACTACGTTGGCTGTTGTTGGTCAATTGGACGCAGCTTCTAGCACTGACCAACTTACGGCAATCACAAAATCCTATAATGTAGCTGTAGAAGATACAAGCAAAATCGTAGATAAACTTGTTGCGGTTGACTTAAATTATGCCGCTAGTACAGGTGAAATCTCTACAGCATTACAAAAAGTCGCTAGTTCTGCTGGACAGGCAGGGTTAGGGCTTGATAAACTAATCGGTCTAATTACAATTTCCGAGGAAAAGACTCGACAAGCGCCAGAAGTTATTGGTTCCGCTTGGCAGAGTATTATCGCGCGTATAGGTAAAATCACAGCAAAAGTAGATTTAGATGACCTTGTTGATGAAAATGGCAAGGTTGTGGCTACAATTAACGATGCTGATAAAGTTTTATCTAAATATGGTATCAATTTAGTTGACACTAGTGGTAAAATGAGAGACATGGGAACCATTATGGACGAAATCGGTGCTAAATGGGGTCAAATGTCTACTCTTGAACAAAACCAGTTGGCTTATGTGGTTTTAAGTAGCCACAATACGAAGTAATTCGTAGGTGTTTATAACACTACAACATTCCTATATCGGTGAACCCTAAGTTTGTACAAATAAGGGAATACCGAGATAATTTTATTATGAAGGATGGTGGAAAAGGAATGGATTTTTATTCCTTGTCACAAGATGAAGTTTCAGTTATTTTAGGTGGGTTGCTTGGCGATTCATGTTATAAAAAACGAGATAACGTCATCGTATTTTCTCACTCAGCAAAACAAAAAGAATATTTGTCTTGGAAACATGATATATTATCAGATATCTCGTCTGATATTCGCACAAGAGTAGTAGGAAAATCTATTATTACAGATGAAGAATTGGTTAATGTGTCATTTTCTACAAAAACAAATAAAAAATATCACTCCGATTATAACTCTATAAGAACCCTAATATTTTCCAACGGTAAAAAAACAGTCAATAGAAAATGGCTTAATATGCTCACACCTTTATCATTGGCCGTTTGGTGGATGGACGATGGGTGCTTGTCCGTTCATAAGAAAAAAGATGGCGCTATTTCAAGATTTGGTAAATTAAGTACAAATGGATTCTCATACGAAGAGCAAAAAATTATGAAGGATTATTTCAAGACGGTTTGGGATATTGATGTAAAAATAACCCCAGAAAAGGGAAATTATTTCTTGAGATTTACAGTCCCGAACTTAAAAAAACTATTCTTAATTATATATCCATTTGTAATGCAAGTGCCAGACATGATTTATAAGATAAATATGAAATATAAACTAGAAAAACTGAGTGATGACGACGAGTATAAAGTAATACAAACTATTATATACGACACTCTCGATAATAAAAAATCGTAACGACTAAACGAGGAATGCTCCTTATATTAAACACATCTCTTATTATTGGGATGTGTTTTGTTGTATAAGGATGAAAATATAGTCTGAACTATAAGGAAACTTATAGAAGAGCGGTCAAGTGTAAAGACACTTTTAAGGAGAACCGTTCTCGCCTATTTTAATAATAGGTCACGAAAGTAACAGATTGGGCAGGCGTAAGACAGAGAAACGTATTTATTGCGGCTATGGAAGACTACAACCGTGTCCTAGCAGCAACTAGTGTTGCAGAAAATGCAAACGGTGTTGCTGCTGAAAAGATGACGGTTTACAACGAATCTCTTGAAGCTGCACAAAATAGATTAACCGCAAGTGTTCAACAATTTGCACAGGATTCTAACCTTGATAGAACCCTTGCATTAGCATACGACGGTTTGTCAAAAGTCGTAGAAATTCTAAATATTCTACTAAATAAAATTCCAGTTTTAAGTCCACTAATTAAGGCTATGGGCGTTGCCCTTGCAACAGCTTTTGCATCCAATATGCTTAATAACTTGGCAAAAACAAGTACAGGAATTGGAACAATTATTTCTACAATAGGAAGCGCGATTCCAAACTTACAAAAGCTTGTAAGTTTGGTCGGTAGTGAGTTTGTAACTGCAATGACCACTGCTGGTGGCGCTATAACAACATTAATTAACCCGATAACTCTTACAATTGCTGGGCTTGGTGCTCTTTTGGTTATTATTCCAAAAGTAGTAACTTGGTTTAACAATTTAAAAAATGCAAAAGAAAATGCATTAAAACAATCCTCTCAAGGGTTGGATGAAGCAAATCAAAATCTTGAAGAAACCAATAGTCAAATCAAAGATATCCAAGACAAAATTAACGAAATTAACAACAAGGACGGCATGACGCTTACCGACCAAGCTGAAAAAGAACGCCTTGAGGAAGAATTAGAGACACTAAAACAGATTAAGCAAGTTCAGGAAGACATTGCTGCTTCTAAGAAATCGGAAACACTTCAAGATACCAAAGACGTTATTCGTGAAAAATACAGCGATGACGAGTACGGATTTGATTATTATGGGGCATTAACATCTGCCCCGCAGACAGGTGACTATCGGAGAGATACATACGAAGCTCAATCCGCAAATATAGGCGAATTAATAGCGAACATTAAATACCTTGATGAAGCCAAAAAGAATTTAACAGCAACAGATGAAGATTATCAGGCAAAGTTAACACAAGTAAATCAATTAGAACAAGAAAACACCCAGCAGCTTCTATCCAAAAAACAAGAACTGCTTGAGTATAAACAGCAGTTAATTGACCTCGGAGATACCAGCTCCGAGGAATATCAACTTGTTAATGATAAAATTAATGATATTACTATCGCCCTTGACCCATCTAAATTCCCAAAGATTGACCTCGGAGAAATGATTCAAACCGAGGGTATGGAAAATAAAATTAAGATGGTTGTCCAGAGTGGTTCTGAGGCTGGTAAGAAAGTCGCAGAAGGTTATGCGAAAAGTCTTGCAGAAGAAATTGAAAACAATCCAGTCAGTCTCGAAGCGTGGAGAGAAGCTCTAAATATCCCTGACGGTCAAGAACTTGGGGTAGACCAATTAACTCAGGAAATTCTTGCTCTATTTCAGGAAATGTATGGTGGCATATCCGAAGCTTCCGAAGCAGCAAGCCAAGGATTTACAGACCAACATACCGCTCTTGATGCGTACCAAGAAGCTGTGCAAAATGTCCACGATAGTACGACTGATTTAACAGCAGCTTATCAGGATATGATAAGTAAAGGGTATATCAGCGAAAGCGTTGTAAAAAAGCTAACGGCTGCACACCCTGAATTAACGAAAGAATTAAAACTAGAAAATGGTCAGTATAAGATTAATCTACAAACCCTAAAAGATGTTTATACTACCGAAGTAAATAAATCAATTGCTTCTATTAAAGCTGAAAAGAGACAGACGCAAGCAACTGTCGATGCTATTAATACAAGAATCTTAGCATACGAGCTTGAGATGAATGCGCTGGCGCTAGACCCAAATGCAACGGAAGCAGATAAAGCTAAATTAATTGGTTTACAGCATTCTATTGATATGAACAAGGCACAACTAAAACGCTTGCAAAACGATGCTGCCGACGTAGACAAATATATCGCAAATTTACAGCAAAATGCTGCAAATTGGTCTCCTACGAAATCTTCTGGCTCTAAGTCTTCTGGGAAATCTGCCGCTGACAAAGCTGCAAAAGACTTTGAGAACGCAATCAAAGAAAAAATCAAAAACCTAAAGAGCATCGTAGAACTATATTCTGAACGAACTGATTGGGACGACCCCACTGTTATTCAGGAATTTACGAATGATTACAACAACCTCTTTGACGAAGTAATAAACAATCCAAAAGCAAGGAAAATCTTAGCCGATTCTTTCAATTTGGATATTAGTGAAATGTCCGACGAAAAAGCAATTGAGGCTTTAACTGCTCTTTGGAAGAAACAAGCTGGAACTATAGATGAGGCAAGACAGAAACTTCAAGACAATTACTTAAAAGGCATTCAAGATGCCGCTAAAGCCGAGAAAGAGCAGTTTGATGAAGCTAAAAAGCAGATTGAAGAACTAAATAAGATGACCACCAACATGATTAAGACTTATGTTGGTCTGCTTGAAAAGGCTGGTAATCTTGTTTTTAGTATTCTTGAAAAGGTCTCTGACAGATATGATAAACAGATAGATAATCTTGATAAAATCATGGATGGTCTTGATGACCAGAAAGATGCTTTTGATGACAAGATTGATGCTCAAAAAGAATATCTAAAGCTTCAAAAAGAAGAGATGGATAATGAGGACAAGCTTGCCGAAAAGACAAAATCTATCGCTGATATTGATGCACGTCTAATTGAGTTACAATACGACGACTCTGCCGCTGCGCAAGCTGAACGTCTAAAACTTCTTGACCAGAGAGCAGAAGCAGAGAAAGACCTTAAAGACCTACAGGCTGAACAAGCCTACGATTCTCAGATAAACGCTCTAGACGCTCAGAAGAAGCAGTTCGACAAAGATATTGAAGCTCAAAAGAAAGCCCTAGAAGAGCAGAAAAAGGCACTAGAAGAGTCTCAGACAAAATTTGAGAATACTCTGAGCAAAATAAAATCTGGATTTGATGGTTTTATCAAAGTTCTGAATAGTGATATATTCCAAAATCTCGCTGCTAACTTGTTAAATAGCATAGATGGCGACACTCTAAAACAAGCTCTTTATTCTTGGAATAGACTATTTGGTTCTGGTATTGATGCCGATGTTACAAATACATTACAGGCATACGGTACTGCTGGGAAATATGGGTGGACTCCCGGTAAAAATATGCAAGATTTCTTGAATATGTTTACTCAAGGCTCTAACACCCAACAACAAATCCTTGACCAAGTAGAACAGGCCATTTCTTCTAATAAGGCTGGCAATCTTGATATTTCTGGATATAAAAATAACATAGATTTCTTGAACAAGTCTTGGGACTCTTTTAAGCAAAATGCTATTGATAGCGTTACTCAAGTTGGTGAGAGTTCTCAATCCATTGTTAAGAACCTCTGGGATTTCGGCAACAAAATGCTTAATCAAGAATCTGCTTCTGGCAGTGGTGTTGTACGAACTATCGCAAAGGGTATTTCCACCACTATAAAAAGTGGTAAAAAGGGAATATCTACATTTCTGCAACAAGGCATTCAGGCTAACCAAGCTCTAGGCATTAGCGGGCAGGGTATACTATCTCAAGTTGGTAACTTTGCACAAAATATCATGAAGCTTGTCGGAGGTTCTGGCGGTGGCATCTTAAAAACTACAATACAGTTCGGCAGTACACTATTAGGCAAAATTAGTGGAATCTCTTTGAGCTTAGCAAAGGGAATTACAACGGTTGGTGGAAATGGTATTGCTACTATCGGCAATTTAGGAGTACAAGTTCTTAAATCTCTGTCTGGTGTGGCAACTAGCATTTTTGGAAGTAGCGCTACCGCAGGGATTACTAGCATGATACCAACACTAGGTTCTGCCGCAGGAGGTCTTGGTAGTGCCGCTGGGTTACTCGGTCTTGGGGCAAAAGGTGGCCTTATCGGATTAGCTGTGGCTGGTGGAGCTACTCTTTCAAGTGGTATCAAATCTAATCTTAAAAATCTTTGGGGGTCTAACTTACCAACATGGAAGAAAGTTACTGGAACCGCACTTAATTTCCTCACTCCGGCGGGCTGGTTCTCAGGTTTTAAAAACCTCCTTTTTGGTCGTCACCACTCTGGTGCTGATTACGTCAAAAAACAAAACCCCACATTGGATAAGATGCTTGGGTTAGGGAGTGACGAAACTGTTTCTATCCTAAAAGTCGGTGAAGCAGTTGTACCTACATGGGCAAATAACGCTAGTAGTTCAGCTTCTAACAGTAACTACACTGGCGCTGCAACTCAAGCTGTAAGAGCCGCCCAGCAAGCTTCCAGAATATCTTCTTCCGTTAACAATAGTAACAGCTCTGTGGTGAATACAATATCTATTCCTATTAATATTCAGGGTAACGCAGATGAATCTACTGTTAAATTGTTGAGAGAAGAGTCGGATAAAATTGCTAAAATGGTTTTCAAACAAATAAATAAACAAACAAATATGAGTGGATACAGAAATATACGAGCCGCAACAATTTGATAATATGCCGATACTATTAAATATTATTTAACAAGTCGGCAATGAAGAGAGGTGAGTTTATGATTGGTGGTTATCAATTTATGTTCAACGGAAGGAGAAGCGAAGATTACCATGTTTCTATGGTCATGATAGATAATTCTTATACGAACAGGGTGTCAGGTGGAGACAAACAGGTTGTAACAGCTTCCATCCGTAGAAATCCGCAAAAGCAGTATTTAGATACCGAATACTCAGATGTATTGCAATTTAACATAGAAATTATTTTCAACGAAGATAAAGCAGTAGATATTTACCGACTAACAGACTTAAAAAATTGGTTATCCTCTCCTGTCGGATACGAAGAGCTTCAAATTTGTGCAGAAAATTTTGATAGGTTTTATTACAACTGCGTTATCCACCTCAAAGAAGACCTGATTTACGCTGACGGGTATCGAGGGGTGTCTGCCACCGTAGAATGCGATGCCCCGTATGCCTATGAATTTGAAACCGTATTAAAATATAGTTTGAACCCAGATGTTTCTAAATCAGACACTTTTGTATTTAGTAATTACTCTGATGATTTTGAATTGATGAGTCCAAAACTACAATTTCACATGGCAGAAGATGGGAATTTTAGTATAAATGTAAAACACTACAGCGAAAATAAATATATGATAAATTATAAGAATAATATTATACTAAATAATGTTTCTTATAACAAATGTATTGTTTACTGTAGGATGAACCAGATTCCCGTAAGTGCTATCGAAAAAGCGTTAGACTATGATGTTACAACCAATTTTTCTCATTTGAATAAAAACGATATTGTGTATTTAGATAATAAAAATTATATTATAATATTAAATGAAGACCCGTCATCTGATATTTTTTCTAAATTCAATAAAAAGTTTTTTAAGCTACCACGAGGTATGAATACAATAACCGTATATGGTAAGGCTGATTATATGTATATGGCATACCAAAATGCCAAGCGGTTAGGAGGGAGTTACTATTAAATTTGATTTTGATTTAAATGACAGATATAAGTATCCATATATTGAATTATGCAATCCAGATAAAACCGTAATCGGAATAGTTTCTGGAATTACCGATTTGGTAATCTCTCCAAAATGGGGGGCTTGCTCAGAGGTATCATTTACTGCATACGAAAAATATAATGACGTTGAAAATAATAGTTATGGACTTCTATGCAAGAGTAGGCTCCTTCATATAGATGGCTTTGGATATTTCGTAATTAAAGATTATAGTGAGTCTTGTGAGAACAAGGTTCATAACAAATCAATTACTGCATATTCTGCGGAGTACCTGTTGAACAATAAAAGCGTCAATCTTACGTTTGTCACAACTGCTGGCGACATTAACAATACAGATAGCACAACAATTACAACAAGCAATTATTTCTTTTATAGAGAAGAACAGCCTGAAAAGTCTTTGCTTCATCAGCTAATTTCAGTGGCTCCGCAATGGACAATCGGGTATGTAAGTGACTCTTTGAAAAATAAATCGCGGTCTTTTAGCGAAACAGATAACGGCCTATATGGGTTCCTTACAAACGATGTGGCCCAATCTTACGAAGCGTTATTTGTATTTGACAATGAAGAGTATACTATAAATGCATACGACACCTCAGAAGTAATTAAGCAAACCAATATCGTATTATCTTTCGATAACCTGTTAAAAAACGCGACCATTACCGAAATGTCGGATGATATTTATACTGTACTAAATGTAACCGGAGCAGAAGATTTAAGCATTCGGAAGGTTAACCCGAATGGTACAAAAAAAATATATTGTCTAGATTATTACACTGGTACTCTTGATAAAAACGCAGACAACTATTATGAAAATTATAATAGTTGGATTAAAGATAATGCCTTAAAGAAAAAAATTCTTGACTGGGAAAAGAGTTGCAAAGAGGCAATTCATGATACCAGTGAAGGTTCTTATGCCTATTGGACAGAACTGCATAAGAAATTTAATGCCTCTTTAATAAATGAGCAAGCAAAATTAAAAGAAATGCAAACTTATTGTGACATTGCGAAACAGAATATGTCTGCTTATTCAGATTACAGTGATATTTATAGCGAGTATGTAACCATACAAAGAGTTACAATTCTAGGAAATGTAAGGACAAAAACTGTAACCTATCAGAAATGGGTAGACGTTTATTCCCATAGTAGCAAAAATTGGGAAATTGTTGATTACGGCAATGTTAGCGCTATGTGTATTCCAAATACTAATGTTACATGGTATTCTTATTGGAAAAATTATGCAAAAGGGTTGGAGTACAATATCAAAGCCGAAGAAGAGTCTCATATCTTAAATGGCTCCCCAATTAATGTAACATTCCATTCATTTAACAAAACAGATTTTGAACTGGGCGAAAACGGCTCTTATCCGGTTAATAAAGAATATTCGCAAACCAGTAATTTTGATTATATATCTTCTCATCCTAAAGGTGATGTATACAGTACCGCCGTAAAAAACCATAGTATTACCCCAGAAAGCCCTGCAATAAAATATACGATATTGGCTCTAAAAGACGAGCTTAAATTAATTCAAAACGAACGTGATAAAATTGTGTCTCAGTTTTCTTTTGAATCAAATTTTACCGAAGAAGAAAAAACCGCTATTGAGCCATATTTAATCGAAGGGACATTTAGCGACGAGACTTTTATAGTTACAGATAGCATGGAAGTCAAAGACTATTCCGATACATCAACAAAGGTACAGGTAATTGATGCAAACGGAAACATCTCCGTTAAAACTATTGGAGAGTTAAAAGACACAGATACTATTATGGATGACATTTATGTAGCCAATCAACTTGTTGATGCAGGATATAAAAAACTAGAAATTGTTAGCCAACCAAGTTTCTCTTTTTCTCTTGAAAGTGCGAACTTTTTATTTATAGAAAAATTCAAACCATTTATTGACCAACTTCTCTCCCTTGAAAAAGAAAAAGGAAGTTTGTTTGGAGCGATTATAAATGTAGAATTAGATAATGGTAATTGGGTTTATCCATATCTACAAGAAATGGAAATTCAATATGATGACCCCGATAATTTTACAATGAGTTTTGGTAACAGATTTAGGCTGTCCACAGAAACTTATACTTTTAGCGAATTACACAACGCAACTACAAATGCCGTGTCGAATGTTTCTTCGCTATTATCTTCTGTATCTCAACCTGTAACAAATGGCACAATTGACGCAATTTCTGCTTATACCAATACCAATCTTAATTTAACCAAGCAGACCATTGTTGCTACGGACGAGAATGACTTTACTATTGGCTCATACGGTATTATGGGTAAAAAGAAATCTACCGCTGAAAACAATGTAGATGGCTTCGACCCTGAACAACTATGGATAACAAATAATAAGATTTGTTTTACTACAGACGGATGGGAAACTACAGAATCAGTATTTGGTAAAATAACTAACGAGGATGGTAGCACAACCTATGGATTAATTGCCGATACTCTTATTGGAAATTTGATTATGGGTAAAAACCTAATTATTCAAAATAGTGGAGAGACTATGACCGTGGACGAGGATGGCCTTACTGTTAAAAATGATAGCACTGGTGTTAGTATTGACCCAAATGCAGAAAGTGTATTTAATATTTATAAAAGAAAGGTCATAGAAAGCCCCGATGAAGAAGATGAAGATGTACTAGAAGAAAGAAGCTCCGTTTTGACTGTGGATGAAAATGGAAACCTAACTATTTATGGTGGTGTTTTACAAGTTGGTGACGGTAAAAGTTTAGGTTACATAATCGACGGAACTACTGGTACTATTAAATCTATCAAAACCGTAGAAAATTCTGACACTCCGTTATTTGAACTTACACCAGACGGACATCTATTTACTTCTGGCACGACTATTAACGGAGAAGAAACCGTAGACCCTCCCTCAGTTGTCACCCCGAGTGGTACAAACGGCATTGTGAATCGTCAAGATATTACAATGCCAAGCGGTCTGATGGATAGATTAAGAGTTATTGCAAGGGCCGAATATCATGGCCCATATAACTATATTCTTGACCAAGTTGGACAAACCGATAGTGAGGGTTGGAGAAAAATTTGGGGGTACTACTCATCTCGCAATCTAAATCAAATGCTTGTTGATTTCCAGAACCAAGGGAATCCGCTAATTCAAAAAAATAGCAAAGACTTAACATATTATAAAACGTGGGATGACACACAGTCTTACATCAATACACAATTTGGAATCTCATCGTCTGATAAATTTAAAAAACAAACTGTAACAATTAATGGTACAACTTACACTATTTTGGTATCTGCTTAATAAGGACGAAAGGAGCCTTTATGAATAAAGAAAATCTGATTACTCTGGTTGGGCAAATTTACAGGGGGCTTGACACAATTAGCGTCTCAGGGTATAACAACATAAAAGTACTTTCTAACTGTATGGAGGCGCTACAGCAGTTGGCAAATGACATTAATGATGCTGAACCAAATTTGCAACGCACTGCAAATAAGGACAATATCAAACCAGTAAATCCCGGCAAGCCGAGACCAGAGCCATCAAAGAAAGATGGTGATTAAATTGAGAAGAATCGAGTCTGAACAATTTAGTGACTTTTATCAACAAATTGACGATATTGAACTTTTTCAGGGAGACACAGTAACTCTTCCGTTTCAATTTACAGACTATAATGAGGACGTAATTCCACTGATTGTTTCTGATAAGAGCAAGACATCTGTTGAGTGGAGATTATGTCCTTACGGCCAGCCTCAAAACCCAATCCTTCAACTGAAATCTACACAAGAAAATAATAAGACTGACGATGTATATATAGATACAGACACTAATGTCGCCTATGTAAATCTCGATGCGGCAAGGACTAGAAATTTAATTTACGGGAAATACACACAGCAGATTATTCTTCATTATGATTTTCAGGATGGAACTGAGCCAAAAGACTTTTTGAGGGCGCAGGGATTTATGAACTTTAAAAATAAAATTCAAGATTTTTTCTAAGGAGGAATTTACAGTATGGTTTCTAAAGATTTTGCAAATAAAATCAATGCGGAGATTTTTGGTGGTCAAAATTATACCCCACCTACCACATGGTATTTTGGGCTTTCTACTCAAGCCATTACCGATGGTATTATCCCTGTTGGAGCAGAACCTACAAATCCGGGATATTCTCGTACACAAATTGCTAATAACCAAACAAACTTTACTGCACCAACATATAACGCCACCTATACGCTAAGTTTCGTTAGTAATAAAACACCGATTACTATGAGCGAAATTACTGGTGGTTCTCAGATTACGGTTCCCTATTTCTTTCTTTCCAGCTCTAATACCGGGAATACTTGTGAGATTTGGGGTAGTTTTGCTAACGCAAGAATTTTGACTGTAGACTCACAGCTTATTATCAAAGCTGGTGGCGCAATTTTCTCTCTTGAGAATATTTGACCTATAAATGAGGTGAAACTAAATGTTACCACCTATTAAAGTAAAAATTTGTGACAGAAATAAAAGTATGCAACAAGCGTTTGGTGATAAAAGCGCAAAAGTAGAAACACAAGACGGTAAGATTCTGATTAAAAAAAGTGAAGATATTTTACCTACGGATAGAATTATCACTTATATCCCAAACGACTATATTAAGCCAATCAAAATAAGGATTATAGACCTAAATATTATTTTCGCATTTCTATATGGCGAACTTGCCAAACTGGCGTTCTTTTGTAAAATAAATATAGACGGCGTTCTAATTCTGAGATTTGGCAAGTTTAATATTAAACTAAACTTTTTCCACGAAATAGAAAAGCCGTTGAGTACATCATTCGGGAAGTTTTATGAAAAAATATTGGTCTCTGCTATCTCTGAAAAAGCCACCAGTACGTTTTGGATGGCGACAAAAGCCACCTCGTATATACTTACACAAAGCATTAAATTAACTACTGTAATAAATGAGAAGTATGTTCTCCCACAGCCTATAAAAATTAATATCCCACCGATAGTTAATGCGATTGTCTATACGTTATATTACAAAAAAATAGGGGATATTACTACTGGTACGCTTGAAGAACAATTTCTCAATAATGAAATGACTATTGGAAATATATTCACTAGAAAAGAAGAGACTTAATACGTTTGTTACTATTTCGTTGTTAAATTATTTATAAGGAGTGGATTTAATGCCTAAATATTCTGAAAATTTGAATCTAAGACTAGATGACCCTGTTGCCGACGTATCACAGTCGTCAAAGAACTGGTTTGAGGCTAACTTCGGATATACCGATAGTAACATGACCAAAATTGATTCTGCCTATAAAGCAATGAAAGATGATATAGCTGATACTCCAACAAAATCTGGCGTTGGAGCTACTGGTGACTGGAATATCAATGTTACTGGCTCTGCCAATAGCGCTGTTCATGATGGAGCAGGAAACGACATCTCTTCTTCTTATATAACCAGCATATCAGTCGGAAACACCTCTATTACTTATACAAAAGGAGACGGAACTAACCAAGAAGAGACTATTAAAACAGATGAAACTTTGAGTATTAAAGGAATGGCTGCGGACGCAAAGGCAACGGGAGACCGCATCAACGCTATCAAAATCGAGACCGACAAGACCCTCACCATCTCCGGCGCTGCTGCGGACGCAGCAGCTACTGGCGTGCGCATCAAACTGTTGGAGATGGGGCATGGCACAGATGTAAGCGGTATCAGCTTTGTTTCGGCATTTGATACGCTGGATGGCGTGGCACTGGAGGGAGTGTGGAACAAGGCGATGAGCCGCATTGATTTTTGAGAGAAAGGAGGAACAGAAATATGCAGATTAAAGACTTAGCCATCGGGGACGGATACGTCTACCTGATGGAAGGCAGCACCAAAGTCAAGTTTTATGTGCTGGCCCACAACTACGAGTCGGGCCTGAACGGCAATGGGAGAACGCTGTTTTGCCGGGAGAGTCCGGCGAATCGCGGCCCGTGGTCGAGCGTCGGCGAGTTTGGCAGAAGAGTCAATATTGCATGGGGAACAAAGGATTCTGGGTACACCTGCACCATCTACGATTGGCTCACCACTACTTATTTTAATAAGTTTGCCGCTGACGTCAAGGGCTGGATGGGGAAAACAAAATATTTAGCCCACAAGACGACGTTCAGCACCTCAATCTTCACACTTTCAGGAAGCGAAAGTGTGTACAGCTTATCTCCAAGACCTGAAGGAACTTTGCTCTCCAGTGAAGCCCGGAAAAGACTGGAAAATATTCTTATTGCTTCCAAGACATACATCTGGACAAGAACCCGGAGCGATAATGTGTCTTATCACCACGACTCTTCTGATAATGATTATTATTATTATGGAGTTGCACTCAGCGGCGTAAGCAGCAATTATTATGGCCGTTTTAATACCACATATGGACATATGCAAAGCTGGGGCTACCTACCCTGTTTCACCCTGCCGGAGACGCTGTACATAGATAAGGATGGCTTCGCCTCGGTAAACCAGCCGCCGGAAATCACTTCCGATGCTGGCGAGAGCGGCGTGGCGCTGGGCGAGAAGAACGAGCCGTTTACTCTGTTCTACACCGTGACCGACGGCGACGGAGACCCCATGCACATCGTCGAAAAGGTGAACGGCGTGGAGCTGGCCGTCCGCGAAAACGTGGCCTCCGGCACCGAACTCACGGTACAGTGCCTGAGCGAGAAGGCATTGTTCCAGCAGATACTCAACGGAGAAAACACCCTGACTTTGGAAGTGGACGACGGAAAGACCACAACAGAGTGGACAGCTACCTTTACCAAAAATGTTACCCGTGCCGTCCTCTCGCTGGCCCAGCCCCTGACGGCGGACGACACCATCACCGTGGCTGCGCTGACGCTGGAGGGCAGTTTCCCGGCAGACATGAGCCTCAGCGTGGAGATGACCAACAACGCCTTAGACGACAGCCCGGCGTGGGAGACCGTGACGGACATCCAGCGCGGCGAGAGGACGGCCTTCGTACACCACGCCTTTACCACCAAGACTGCCGCCCGGGGCTTTGCATTCAACTACAAGGTGACGATTGCCCGAGGAGCTTCCGGCGTCGGTGGCAACATCACCATGATTGGAGGTGTCATCGGATGAGTCTTTACAAGATGGATAAAAGCCTGAAAGAACTCCACCAGAAGCTGGAAGAGGAGCAAAAACTCAGGGAGCTGCCCGGCCTCGTGGCGGGAATCGAAGATGCCATGTGTGAACAGGACATGGCATCGGAAGAGCGGCTGGCGACTATCGAGGACTCGTTGTGCGAGCTGGACGCCGCCATCAACAACAAGTAAGGAGGACATCAAAATGGACAAAATCTGGGCAAACCGCCTGATTGCAGGCACTAAAACTTGGGCAGAGATGCCCGCAAGCCGCCGCCCCGGGGTCAAGCGGGAGCTGGCCAAGCGCGTAAACAAGGGCGAAATCAACGCAGAACAGTATCGGGACATCACCGGGGATGACTACGATGAGTAAGTTGCTGGATTATATTGTGGATATTTCTTATTCACAAGGGAAAATCAAAGACGAACAATGGAATTATTTCAGCAATAATTTAGCAGGACTGATTATCCGTTTTGGCTATCGTGGCTACGGTAGTGGCACTTTGAAATTAGATAACTACATAGACTACAATGTGTTCAGGTGTCAAATGCTGGGCATTCCATACGGTCTATATTTTTTCTCTCAGGCAGTCAATAGACAAGAAGGAATTGAAGAGGCTAACGAAGTTATAAATAGTGAGTATTTTCAAGGGGCAACGCTTGGTATTTGGTTTGATACAGAACTTGCAGATAATGGCGAAGGACGTGCAGATAAAATTTCCGTTGAATCTCGCACAGAGGCCGTAAAGGGATTCTGTGACACCATTATAGCGCACGGTAAGAGGGCTGGTATTTATGCGTCTTCCAGTTGGTTCAAGACAAAACTAAATATGGCAAATCTTCCTTATCCTATTTGGGTTGCTCACTATGCGTCTGATTATTCCTACAAGAAGAATGTCGTCCTGTGGCAGTATTCTAGTTCAAACCCGCTCGAAGTACCCGGGTTTGAACGACTGGATTGTAACAAAATTATCGACAAATCTTTCTTTAATAATTCGAGTCCCGTTCTTGCTAAATCAAAGAGATATTTTATCCAACAAATTCAAAAAGCTCTCGGTGTTAAAGCGGACGGTATTTTTGGCCCAAAAACATTAGCAGCTACAATTACAGTCAGCAAAACTAAGAACAGAAAGCATCCTGTTGTAAAAACATTGCAGGAATACTTGAATTATTTAGGGTATAACTGCGGTGCGGCAGACGGGATTGCTGGTGTTAAATTTGATAACGCCGTGAAACAATTTCAGAAAGAGCATGGATGTATTGTCGATGGAGAGCTAACAGCACAAAAAACTACTTGGAAAAGAATTTTAACAATTTAATCCAAATATTAAGAGAGACGTGTCATTCGACACGTCTCTCTTTTTTGGCGTTTTAAATTTCTACAGCAATAGATTTAGCAACACATTCTGGCTGACTATATTCATAGTCACAAGCAAGCAATTCTGATTTACCTGTTTCCAAATTAACACCAAGATAAGGAGAATAGTCCCTGTTAGAGCAATAGTCGTAGTTTTCTCTAAAGCCTCTATGGTTTATAGATTTAATATACCATTTATCATTAAACTTAAAAACGGTTCCACATTCTAAGTCTCTGATTCTGATTTCATCTAAAGATGACTTTTCCATTATATTTGCCATAAATTTAATCTCAAGTGCATGGATACCAAGCCTTGTTCAGTTCAAGTGTGGGAATGTTGTAATCTTTTGCGGCATCATGTTCAATACGACACCCACGAGCATTCTCCCATCCATCCATAAACACAGCAAGGTCTGCTTTGGCAAGAACTTCAAGAGAACGCCCAAGATATACAAGGGACGGGACATCTTCTGCGAAATGGAATATAGTATCGAGAACCTTAATATCTTCACCGAGATATTTCTTTAAATCCTTAACGAGTTCATCACGTTCCCACTGAATTTCACCAGTTTCTTTACCCTTCATGGGTTGAGAAATAAATACGTTCATTTTGGCCATAAAATCAACCTTTCATGATATTAAGTTTTGCGTTATAAATCATCATACAGTCATCAATCCAATCATCAACTGAATAGCCTGAAATGATTAGGCGAAAACCACCATTGCCGTCATTTGACATATCATCTGCTTCACGCCGCATGGACTTTAGAATTAGAATAGTCTGTTCAAGGACAGACAAACTTACCTCTGCAAGATTAATGGTAATAAATCCATCAAGTAAATTTAACACACTATTTGTTTTTAGGGTTTCATTTTTGTTATCTTTTGCGTCGAACATTTGAATCGACCTCCTTTATTAATATTATATCAAAGTCTCAATCAAAAGTCAAGACTTATTTATTGCTACTGCCAAGAGCGCCAACACCACGTTCAGAATCAATCTTTTGTAGCTCTTCAATACTAATTTCAGAAAGATTTACAACTGGAACGTACTCAACAGCAAATTGAGCAATAGCTTTTGATGTAGGAACATAAATAACATTATCGTTATTGAAGACTCTATCAACATCGTTTGATAGGACAATGTCTTTGTTACATCCGTTATAAATTGACACGAACCATTCACCACGATACCCAGAGTCAATCTGACCAGCCATTACAATCATATTTGCCTTTGTATTAGAGCCGCGCTCACGAACAGCGATACGATACTTTTTATCAAATGCACTATACAAACCGGTAGGGACAAGTTCGTTAGTGTGAGACGGAATTATAAAGTCTTCTGTGATATGTGCATAAACATCGTAACATCCATCTTCGTCACGCTTAGTAGGAAATTTAACAGAACTATCTTTACGAGCAAATTTAATATCATCTACTCCACAAAAGGTGTCAAAAATATTATCAAAATACATTACAAATACTCCTTTATTAATTGGTTTATTAATTTTACTTAAAACGCCTGTTCTTCATCCATTGTTCATACCTTTCTCTAATTGGTTTTTCACAAAACTCAATCAGTTCATCAATTTCTTTATTTACAAGCTTAACTTTTTCTTCTTTTGACAACTGCTCAAAAGATTTAGTAGGATTAAATCTCAGTTTTACATCCCTAATATATGTCTCTTTAACAATATTTGTATAATTTAATTCTGTACCTTCCATTACTTTTGCCATTGGTGACATATAGGTATCATACACTTCTATGTTAAATTCTGCAAATCTATTTCCAGAGCTGTCAGTATAAACATCGCTATCAATTATCTTTTTATGAAATGGATTTTGCCCTCTTGGTCTGCTCTTTGGTTTATACCCCATAATTATTACCTATGAAAACAAAATTTTATTCACCAGCTTTGAAGTTATAAACAGGTTTGATGTGATTTATAATTTCAACAGTAGGAGAAATTGCGTCGATAATTTCCTGTGCTGGTTTATATGCCATTGGGCATTCATCCAGCGTACCTTCGTTCACAGAGGTTGAATAAATTCCATCCATCTGCTTCTTGAACTCGTCTATGCTAAATGCTTTCTTAGCCGCCACTCGGCTATACATTCTGCCAGCACCATGAGGTGCAGAACAGTTCCAATCAGGGTTGCCCTTACCAATGCAAATCAGACTTCCATCCTTCATGTTTAGAGGAATAATCAGCCTCTCTCCCTTCTTGGCAGAAACAGAACCCTTTCTAATGATATTGTCAGACATATCAATGTAATTATGAACCGTCTGGAAGAAATGAATTTCTGGAATTTTCTCTTGCAAACCAACACCATTAAGAATTTCATTCATGATATGAAGCCTATTCATAGTTGCAAAGTTTTGGCAGATTTTCATATCGTGTAAATATGCTTCTCTGTCTTTGCCCTCAAGATAACAAAGCTCATTAGGAATATCTGGAAACTTAAAATTTAACTCAGAAAGTTTCTGAGAAATTTCTTTTTCTCTCCCTTCTGCCTTTAGTTGATTGATAAGAGCGTCAACAGCTTCTTTCTTTTTGTTCTTACCTTTTAGATTTGAGGTTGCAACATTTTGGTAATACTCTGCCACTTGCTTTCCAAGATTACGGCTTCCTGTATGAATTACTAAATACTGATTGTCGTCCTCATCTTTATCTAGTTCGATAAAGTGATTACCACCACCAAGAGTACCAAGACTACGAACAATCCGGTCGATATTATGCAAAGAGTCTTTACAGGTTAAATCATCCAAAAAATTTTCTTCGAGAGTTGGTTCTTCGTGAACAGCCATTCCAGCAGGAACCCGCCCATGGATTACCTCGTCCAACTTCTTAGGGTCTATATGATTCTTGCCAAGTTCCGCAACTAACATACCACAACCGATATCTACACCAACAATGGAAGGAATAACCTTATTCCCTAAGTCAGCGGTAAAACCAATAACGCAACCAGTGCCAGCATGAACATCAGGCATAATACGGATTTTGCATCCATCCACAAAACTCTGATTGCACAAAGATAGAATCTGCTGAGATGCGGATTCTTCAATGTTATCAGTAAACACTTTTGCGGTAGCGTATTTGCCATCAATCAGCTTCATCTAAATCACCTCATTCAATATAATCATCATAAATCATAACAACTGGAATTGATTCATTTTGGCTAAGAACAATAATTTGCTTATTAAGATTATGCTCTAGCATAACCAAATCTTCTAGCGTATCAAGTTCAATTTCACCAAAATATTCAGTCCAGCAATAGCCACTACGGGTCTTCTGTTCAAAATTATAAAAATTAAGAACAGGGTATGTTTCTTCGAGAGGTTTATTCCAATAGCCAACAGACTTAATCTTAAATTTCATATTATTCACCCAACTTAATAGTCACACCATTGTCAATTTCAATTGGATATTTATAAGTTCCATCATTAAAACATTCGTATCTAATAAACCTATCGGCATTATTCATGAGAACTTTCTTATCATGGCGATTCCAAATAATATAGTCATAATTATAATTTAGAACATCCATGTCGCTCTCGTTGAACGCTTTTGCTTCTGCTTCTGGATTACGAATCAGAACCGTCTTTGCATGGAACTCTTTCTTATACTTGTCAATTTCTTCTGGTTCACGAACATCAATAAACACAAGAAGCCATTCATAATCATCAAAAAAACTACTCGTCTTATCTTCGTCCATCGAAGTCCAGAATCTAATATTTTCTACGGTCTTCTTAAAAGGAACATCATTGTATTCGGTAAGAAGATGCTTCATACCGCTAAGAAGATTACGACCTTTTTCGTCCTTATTCCCATCCCATCCAAGTTGCTTTGCTTTCATCTTAATCCAATCCACACTAGAAAACTGCATTACATGAATAAGATAATCTTCATATCCTTTACAATAACTAGCGAAAGTATCTTTACCAGCAGTGGATACGCCATTAAGAATATAATATTTTACGTTCATTTATAATCCCTCACTTTCTATAAGTATTATAGCAAAAAGGGCAGGGTTTGTCAATACCCTGCCCTAAAACAATTTTAGATATTTACAAGAACTTCATAGTTAGTTATGTGCCAATAATCTTTCTGTTTTTCAAGATGCTTACAGAGTATTACATCACCAACTTGAAATTCTTCATGGTAATTTTTAGAAGTAATAGTGTAATTAGATTGCTTACCACTACCAATACTCTGCGCCGTAATCTGCCTAGCCCATGTCTTGCCACTAGCCTTAGACTTTAGTGTTTTAACGTCAAGAATATACAGCTTTGGTCTATCCTCTTGCTTTCCAGTTGCAATATCGACATAACCCATGTATTCTTTTTGAATTTCTGCCTCTTCTTTAATGGTCATTGGTTTGATACCTAATGACATAATTAGAGTTTCGCATTCATTCATAATAGCACTATTATCTAGTTGAGTATAAGACTTAGACTCCTTACCAGCTTTTGTAACACCGATGGAATGTCTTTCTACAATCGCCCTTACGACATCACTGTTAGCCAGTTTTTCTTTTTTCAAAGTCTTTGCTGTGCCAAACATATCATACATTTTAACAAGACGTAGAAGTTCTTTCGCGTTACCAAATTCCTCAAAAAAGTCTAGCTTAATAAGAATATCTAATTGACGAGCATTTACAGAAGTCTTTTCGTAAATGTCTCGTAGTAGGTCTACAAAGGAATTGTAATGGTTGTCTCGTAGACTATACAGGTCGTCAGCGCAAGACTGATTCATAAATTTTACAGAACCAATACCTTTGTAAATTGAATGAGATTCTTTATCAGGAAAATATTCGGCTTTGGAGTGTCTAAACTTAGGGGGTAGAATTTTAATTTTCTTTTTTGTTGCATAAGTTGTCGCTTCAATTGTACGCTCTGAATTTCCTTGCCATTCATTTAAGCAACAACTCAGAAATTCAAGAGGATAATAATAACGAAGCCAAGCGCACTCATAAGAGATGTAAGCGTAACTGTAAGAGTGGATGGAAGAAAAACTATAACGAGTGGCATAAAGAATGCAATTTAGAAAGACATCCATAATTTCGTCTGTTTTGGCATCCGAAAGATGGTATCTTAGTTTTGCGTTCTCTTCAAAGCCTTTGCGAATAATCGGTAATTGGTCTTTCGTGCCTAGCTTTTTTGCCACACAATTGTGGCAAACTACTCCGTCAGCAATAAAGTTGTGAGTGTTCTCTACACCAATGTCATATACTTCGTCTTCGCCGTCATCACAAACAGAAATAACCCTTTGTGTAATAAAGTCACTATTCACAATGGTATACGTTTCTGGCATATAAACAGCAGAGCACATTTCTTTTGCATCATCAATATTGAGTGGATAGCCATTTGTCGTTCTAATTTCTCTGCCAAACTTTTCAAGAGAAACATCCCTCATAGATAGGTTTCTATCATGACAATACTTTAGAAATTCTTTCTTGCAAGATTCTGGCACAAAATATCTGCCTGTGTTATTTGAGAGAATAATATTGTTAAGTTCATTATATTTATTACCAACAATATAACATAAAATATTATCTCTAAAAGAATGAAGCGAGTTTTTGTCCCCAATAGCAAGAATATAAGAATTGTAATTGTATCCAGATACTTTTTTTATTCCGACCTGAGAGTAAATGCCAAACTTCAAAAGTTGCGCTTGTAACTGATACACTAGATTCTTACTGATACTATAATATTCAATAGTTCCTCTTCCGAGATTATAACCACCATCAGTGTTGAACATACCAGCCAAGAAATAGGCGAGTTTTTCAGTCGCGGAATAATGTTGAATTTGGACGGGAATCTCTTTTTCTGCCGCCTTATGGTTTAGACCAAATTTAACAATAAGATTCCAAACCGAGTCTTTAAAGTTTCTGCTCTTAATTTTGCATTGATACACCTTATCAACAGTTTTTCCATTAGCTACAAAAATAGAAAACTCTGGATTACCTTTAACGCCAACCTGCGCCACACTTGCTTTAAACTTCTCAATAATTTCAATATCAGAATTTGTAAGGGCTATATGTTCTTTGGAGTAAATTGTACCATCTCCAATTAAAGCGCCAAGCATCCAGAGTGTATCGTTGCTGGGTTTCTTGTTGCTCTTAATCCCATCGTTATATTTTTTGATTGTTTTTGGGGTAAATACAAAATCTTTTGTTGTTAAATCTTTAGCTTCAACATAGCCTCTTTGTGTCAAGATTCTATGGTCTGCTGTGCATTTAATCTTAAACCCGCTATCACATTTTACTTCAACAATACATTTCTTACCATTGTCATATTTACTAATAACTTTATTGGAAGAACAAGCGTAATTATCAAATGTACATACGGTGTCTCCAATTTCAATATCTTCGATGTTTTTTAGAGAGCCATCCGACATCAGAATTTTTGAGCCACGAGAAACACATTTTCTTAGCTTGTCGCTTTGTAGAAATGTATATCCGCAGAACTTTTGTACAAAAGACATCTGGGATTCTTGCATGATAGGATAACCCATTTCGTTCGCAAGTAAATCATCAATATCTTTTACGCCAGAGACATAACCTTCACCCTGAACGGCTTTCGGATAAACTTCTTTCCCGCAAGGACGAATTAACGCACTAATATAAGCGAATAGGTCAAACTTAGTAATAGATGGATTGGATTTTTTGATTTTGCGCCAGACTTTATCAGAATACATCTGAGAAACAGTTCTAGCGCCATAAGGGCTGTTGACTTCAAAAATTAGAGAAGTATCATCACGAACTGATTCCCAAACTTTGTCATCATTAACATCAACAGTTTTAGCGGATAATTTTGGAATGTTTGCAAGCTTGCAACTCTTGTTAATACAGGAGATATTAGTAAGCCCAAGCACATCTTCCTTAACAAAATTTAGGGAGTCGAGTTCTTTCATATTTAAAACAGAAACAAGGTACTCGTCTCCTTTAAGATAACAGGTTCCAATCTCCGCTTCCAAATCGACATCTGTACTAGCGGCAACAACACCACTTGCATGAGCGCCGATACTTGTGCAAACCCCTTGTGCCAAGTCTACATAATTAAAAAGTTTTGGATATTTTTTACGCCAAGACTCATCAATAACCTCTTTTTTGTTTTCTCCTTCTGATACCAAACAAATAGCGTTGCAAATTTCATTTACGGTATCAAGGGAAATTTCAAGCCCGCGTCCAAAGTCTCGAATAGCACCTCTTAGGCCAAGCGTGTTAAAGGTAATAATTTCGGTAGTTTGCATATTAGAGAAATCCATTTTGTCGTGAAGCATCCAATATTTAGTTTTATCTCTATCTTCGTTACCCCAATCCAAATCCACATCTGCCAAACTATATTTATCTTTGTTCATGAAACGCCAGAAAGCAAAGTTATGCTTCATAGGATTGACTTCCGTAACATGAAGGATATATAGAGCAAGACTAGAGGCGGCAGAGCCACGAGCAGGGCCGCACCAAATATCATGATTGTGACACCACGTCGCAATGTACTCCTGCAAAAGAATATAGTCTACTGCATCAACTGCAATAAACGTTTCCATCTCTTCGTTAAGACGGTCAACTACCTGTTCACGGGCAAAGCCATCCTCCATCGCATATCTAATAGAAGTTTCATTGAATAGTTTTGAACGCAAAAGTTCGGTAGAATTTGGAAAGACCTTTGGATACTTAAAAGAGGTATCAAGAGTGATACTCTCGACCATATCTGCCATTACATTTGTGTTCTGGATTGCTTCAAGATACACGGATTCTGGCAAACAATTTTGTCTCTGATATGCTTTTACGAGTTCGTCATAGGTCTTGAATGTTAAATCCCATCCAGCTTCATCATCATTAAACTGAACCTTTTTAGATTTTTGCAAAACCTTTCTCGCTTCTGCATGGGCATCATTCAAAGCATGAGTATCAGTACCGGCAATGAGCGGGATACCATATTTTTGACTTAGCTCATAAAGATAAAGATTATACTCCTTTTGCTTTTCAACATTATGGTGTTGGATTTCTAGGAAGCACCTATCTTTATGTTCTGCTAAAAATTCAATAAAACGATTCTTAATATCTTCGTTTCCCTTACATAAGATTCCACCAACACAAGCAGTTGTAATAATAATATTATCACTTGTGTTAATAAGTTGCTCGAAAGTAATTCTTGGAGAGTAATATCTCTGTTCCTCTCTAAAAGCGATACTAGACAGTTTGTTTAACTCTTTTAGACCAGCGAGATTTTTAGCAATTAATACGCAGTGGTAATTGTCACGGACTTTGTGTGGGGTTGGGTTATCTTCTGTCTCCCACCAAAGCTTCTCAGCTACATAGATTTCAATTCCGTGCAAATACTTCATTCCTGCTGCTTCAATGGCATCCTTTTTCTTTTTCCATAAGAAAAAGTTACCATGCTCAGAAAAGCACAGAGCGTTCATTCCGCACTCTTTAGCACGAGCAACGTAATCCTGATATTTGGTGACACTATCCATACCAGCGCCAGATAGATTAGAAATATCTGTGTGACAATGGTAAATCGTATAATTATTCAAGTTACCAACTCCTTTCTATTACTATTATATACAAAAATAGTGCATCTGTCAAGATGCACTATTAATTTATTTGTTAAATTTTAGAATGGAAGATTTGGTTCTTGTGTTGATTCTGTTGGGATATCAGGTTCAGAGGTAAACGTAGGAGTAGGATTAAATTTAAGCTCAGGAATATTAGCAACAATTCTCTTGCTTAAATTATCATCATAACGAATCTTGTTGCCAAGCTCACGTTCCCAGCGATAGCGCATATTAAGCTCTTGCTCATCAGAAAAAATACGCATAGAACAATTGTCATAATACAATTTTAGTTTGCTACCAGCCTTGCCCGATTGACGGTCTTTGACAACTGATAGCTGAAAATCATAACCCTCTGAATCTTCGTTCAGAATCTTACAAGCGATACATCTGTCAGCAATGTTGGCAATTTCCATTGCTCCGGCAACGCTTTGCAGACCAACTTCCGTTTCTCCTTGGGCAAGTTTGCGAGAGTGAGCAACAAGGGCTACTTCAACAGGATATTTACGAGTAAACATTTTAACCTGTTTGATAAAATCTGTCTGTTTTTCCAGTTTAGTATCGCCAGCGCAACCTCTTAAATCAAGACACATCAAGTTGTCAATCACAAAACACGTTGTATTATAACGACGGTAAGCATAATCCATCTGCTGTAACAAACTCATACTCTCTGTGCTTAGAGAACTGTCGTCTGAACAGTCATCATATACAAATAGATTTTCGTGATAATATTGACGGATTAAATCTGTAGCCTGTTTTGATACTGCATAGCCCTTTGGACGGTCTGGGCCGTTATCATATTCGATAATATGACGGTCTCCCGCAAGAGGTCTAAAAATATTACCCAGCAAGAACTGAGCAGGGATTTCGCCAGAATAAATAAATACGTTTTGATTTTGCTCCAATGGAGCGGCTACACAAATCTGATTTAGTAGGCTACTTTTGCCATTTCCGGCAAGAGCTGTAATCAAAGTAAGTGTGTTTTCAAAATTGCCGTATAGAACCTTATTTAAAGCTTTAATTCCAAAAGAAATGTTTGGCACATTCTGTAGCTGCATCTCTTCGTAATCAAACAGATGTTTAACGCGAGGATTTTCTACCGCTTTAGCATCTGCAATCATTTTTAGAATTGCACTGCCATCAATAGCAATCATTACATTATTAGCATCTGTTTTACGGATAGGTTTCTCTTGATTAAATTGCTTGTAATATTCTTCAACGGCTTCCTGTGCATAATCAGGAGACTCTACAATATAACAACGATACTCGCCCAGCTTTTGAACAATCTTCTTTGTCCCTTCTTCACCAGCAGTATCGTTATCAAGCCATAGGATAATCTTCTTAAATTTCTCAAGAAAGTCGAAGTTATACTTAATCCAATTTAGGTCTGTTGCGCCCCCCGGAATAGACACTACATTGTGACTACCAGACTGCCATACAGCCATAGCATCAAGATTTCCCTCCGTAACAATTAGAGGTTGGGTAATATCAATATTGTTGATATTAAATAGAGAATAACAAGGAGAACAATCGCCTTGCCACCAATACTTAGACTCTCCATGCTTTACAGCGTGAGCATGACGATATTTAACACCAACTAAACGACCATTAATATCTTTGAACTTAAATTGAACGTCACCTTTTTTGGTTTGTCCAATATCAAAAAACTTAATAGTTTCTTCTGTAAATCCACGTTTCTTTAGATAAGCAGTAGCATTAGAATTGTCTTCAACAGAATCATCAACAGGGAATTTATAATTCTCTAGGCTTTCACGCTCATCATAACCAAAACCACGCTTGAAATCAAATTCAATATGGCAACGGTCAAACAGACGCTTTAGAGCTTGTGCGTAAGTTTCATCATAGGCATACATATATGCGTTGATGATACTATAATTACCACCATTGCTAAAATCGTGGTAGCAAAGGTCTTTTTTATTCCAAATAAAACTAGGGTTAGAATCGCTTGAAAATGGAGAAGACCCCGTTAGTTTCTCTTCGTCAAAATTACGAAGGTTCATTAGCTTTGCAATCTCGATAGCCTGTTCTTCATTGCCAAGCATCTGCTCGGCTTCCTTAATCTTGTCTAGTAAATCTGCCATTGTAAGCCCTTTCTTTATTCGTGATTAACACAGAGTCCACAGGTATCTTTATAACCACAAAGATTTCTTCCGTAGAAGTCATTCTTATAGTCAAAAAGCTCTGAATATTTCTTGTGTCCATCACCAAACCGTAATCTCTTCGTGTCTGTATTATAGCACGGATTTTCAATTTTTACAATAGGGTCTTCTAATTCTACACAAAAATTATTTGTTTCTTCTACCTTGAAATTATCCCAGTTTACGGAGAGGATGGCATCAATGGTACGTTTTGCCCAGTCCATAGCCATACGATATTCTTTCCTGTCAAAAGGAATAACTACCAATTCACCCTTACGAAACATATTAAAATAAAGGGTTTTAGGCCATTCACCATACTTCTCGTGAACTGCATAAGCATATAGGTATAGCTGTTTTGCATAATCTGCGAGTTCTTCTTTTGACTTAAATTTAGACTTAGACTTATGGTCAATAATAATCAGTCTGCCACTCTTTTTACTTCTGGCAATAAGGTCAACCTTACCATTAAACAGAGCGTAATCAGTAATTGGAATTTCAAACTCATATTCTGATTCAAGAATATCCCAATTTGAATATCCTTCAAAATTGGTAAAATAATTCTCTCCATCTGCGTAATAGTAAGGATATAAGTCTTTTGAAAATGTATCAGACATCTTTACAACAAAGCTAGACGGGACTTCTGTTTGAAAGTTATCCTGATAATAAGATAACATTTCCCAAATTTCAAGTTGACCTTTCTCATACATTTCAAGAATTTTATGACAAAATGTTCCAAACTCACTTAGACCACTTTTATCATTTTTCTTTTCATGCAAAACGTAGTTTTTATAGTAACAAATTGGACACTCACCAAAATTCTTTAGCTTAGAAAATGAGAAAGTTGGTAGTTTCTTTTGCTTCTCTTCTTCCATACTTTCCCTCCTTTAATACAAAATAGCCACCACCGAAAGGTGGTGGCTAAAACCATCAATTATTTTTGGTTAAATTTTACTTAGAAAGGAAGGTCATCGGACGCAGTAGGAGCGCTCTCAACAGGTGCAGACTTAGGAGCGGGTGCAGGAATATCCTTATTAGTCTCACTATTACCAGAACCAGAAACAAACTCAATATGGTTTACGGTAAAAGTGATATTCTTGCGCTTAACATCCTTTGCCTTATCTTCATACATAGAAGTAGTAATGCGGCATTGGTCAACCACAATCAGACTGCCCTTCTTGCAAAACTTGCAAATAGTCTCTGCGGTCTTGCCGTAAGCAACGAAGTCAAGATATGTAGTGGTCTTCTTGTCTCCTTTACCTTCATCCTGTGCTAGACAAAAACGAGTGTAAGAAGTACCATTAGTGCTAGTTACCAGTTCAGGGTCAGCAACAAAACGACCCATGTAATCAAAGTTATTCAGCATAGTTTAATCTCCTTTATAATGTTAAATATATTATATATCAAACTCGACTAAAAGTCAAGTATTATTATTAGTTGTTCTTAGCTTCCAGCTCGGCCAGAATATTCTTAGCCACACCAATATCAGTAATAGAATTATAGTTGGCACTAGTATGGTACTTCTTGATAATACCTACAAGGTCGGTCTTAGATAACTTATCAGCGCCAACTAGAGCCTGTGCAAGACTACCAATCTTATTAATAGTATCAGTTAGCTCGGAAGTTTCACTAACAGAACCAGAGCCGTCATAATCAGGAGCCTGAGCAAATGTCTTTGCAGAAGTAGCTTCCACATCAGAACTATTAGCCCACTTGATAATCTTCTTGCCAAAGTCCTCAGACAGAATAGTATAACCCTCATTTTCAAAGATATGAGTGTTATCCTTTTCACACTTAGCCATGTGAGAAGTTACATCAATGTTGAAAGTAGTAGTGAAGTAATACTCGAAACCGTCACGCTGTTTTGCACCGACACCCAGCTTCTTAACAGCAGTACGACCACGCTCGTCCTTATCAACTTCATACTGGTCTTTGCCCTTCATAGTGGCAATAATATGAATAGGACTATACTGCATAGTGTCAATAAACTTATCATGGCGAGGGGTAATTAGCTTCCAGTCTTGATAACGACCGCCAGCCTGTTGCTGTAGCTCAAGACAGCCTCCCTTACCTTCCCATTCGGCAGAAGTGCTATCAATAATAAGAATAGCGTACTTTTCTTCAACCGCATAGTTAATTAGCTCAGTAAATTGTTCTGGTGCATAAGGAGGAACCAAATCAACAATGTCATAATCAAATTCATTAGCATAATAACGACCACGAGAACCCTCTGTATTTGCGAATAGGATACGTCCGTTAGTACCGACATCAGTACCAGTCTTCTTCATTTCTTCACGCATACCAGTTGCAAGACGTAGTGCGCTGTAACTCTTGCCAGAGCCACTAGGCCCCATCAGAGCAATCTTAACAGCAATCTTCTCACGAACAGCCTTTTGAACCTTAAAGTTGAATCCCATTATATAATTCTCCTTGTTAAATTAGTTATTATTGCTCTTAACAAAATTCTCACGACGCTTCTTACAATTAGCGCAATGACAAGGGAACGTGTCATAAGTCTTAAACCATTCCGCCATCTGTACTTCCTTTATAGGGAATACGCCACCACAGTCAACACAGGTATAGTACAGCATCTTTTCGGACTTATGTTTTGCCTTACCTTTTACAGGTTCAATCATGTTAATATGCTTCTCTTCCATTTTTATTCTCCTTTGTTAGTTATTATTAAAATGCTTTTCAACAAAATAGTCGTAAGCACACTTCATATCTTCAATCTTGCCACACATATCATCTGCGATGCGCTCTTCCTTGTCGGCAATATCCATCAGGTTCTTGGCGATTGCACGAAGATTCTTTGCCATAGTCATGTGCTGACCGATACGGTCATCAGTGGAAAGAATATCAAACTTCTTCTTTGCAAGAGCCTTACCAAATTCTGCATCATACTCGTCATTATCACGAGGACGAACGTGACAAGTAATGCGCTTACCCGGAACTTCAAATTCTCCAATCTTGGTATGGACAATCAGACGTTCAGTAGAACCATCAGCAACCGTAGTCGTGTTAAAAATCTTCGTAATCATTTTGCTTCTCCTTAGTTTTTTTGTAAATAAAAGTCGTTTTTCATAAACCAGTCGGGATTGGTTTCTATATAATATTATACTCAGAAAAAATCGTTTGTCAAGAGTTATTTGGAATTATTTTTGATAAATTTTCCGGCTCAAGAAAGTTATATGCTGTATATCTACATAAGCATAACTTCTGCTTCTCAGAAACATACCCATGAGCGTCATAATATGACACAATATTTCTACATAACTTCCGATAATCTGTTTCTGGCTTATTCTTAGAGTTAATCATATCGTTAATTTGATATACAGTAAACTCCTTGTACAACCTATCAATGACCTCTTGTCTAGGTAGACGCTTGGGTTTTTCAACGTCAAACAGCATCTTCAAACCCATAAACACTCACCTTACTCTTTCCGGGTCTTCTTCTCGTTCATGCAACGAACAAGGAAATCGTATACGTCTTCCCAGTCATTCAGCTCTGGACTAGAGCCATCTGCAAACTGAATATCGCCAAGCTTATAATCACGAAGATAATTACGCTCATAACAAATATATCCAAGCCAGTCGTCATCTAGGTCATTAAACTGCTCCTGAATGACATACATGAGTGCGCCCTCAAGACCACTACTCATAATAGACGAATCATCGTTGTAATCACGGAACACCTTATTAATGGCTGTTTCAAAATCATCATGTTTTGTGATTTCTTTCATAGCTTTTACAAAAGCTTTCTTACTAATCATGTTCAGTACCTCCAATCATCATGTTCATCAGTGAAACAGTACAAAAGAACAATTCCGAAAAGTATAATTCCGAGAACTATCATAAAAACTCCTTACTTAAAGATAGCCTTCATTACGACCAATGCAACAATACACATAAAAAACGTATGCATACTCTGGCCTCCTTTTCTTCGTTTCTATAAGTATTATATCACCATAATAAATATTTGTCAACACCTTATCCTAACATTTTTTCCAATTCCAAGATTTCGTTTTCAACATTCTCAATTCTGACTTCATAATAGTTTCTTATCTTAGCGTTCGCGCTTTCACTAAGAATAATAAGATTATTCAGCTCAGATTTTCTATTATTAAGCTCTTTTAGTATAAAATTATTCATCTCTTCTTGCTCGAATAAGTTCTTATACTTTGTATACAGAATATAAATCTCTTGGCTTGGTCTACAATATGTCTTTCTCTTTTTACTACTTCCCTCTCCGCACCCATACATACACAAAGCTCTCTCCACATTCCCCTCACTCTTTTCCAAATAATGCCTCAACATTTTTACTCCACATCTAATATTAGTTTTTTCATTATACAGCTCATCTTTATTCACGCCCAAAAATTCTATCACTTCCCCACTTGTACTTATCTGCATCAGTCCCCTATACTTTTCTCCAACATCCCCCTGAAATCTACTCT